GAACGTCTTTCCTTACCTGCTTTATGTAGGTGAGTCTTTTTGCCGCAAATAATCTTTTTGCCATCAAGTTCTATCTCTGTACCTTCAGGATAAAACTCTAGATTTTCCCAATACTCATTATTAAACATTGATTGAGCGATAACGGCATAAAGATCTTTGCCCTCGAAGTAAGCCTGCATCATCTGAGGCGACTGGCTCATAAAAGCTGTCAATCGAGGATCTATTCCTGAGCACTGAAGTCAGACCCGACTAACATATATCTAGTTCTAGTTCTTAAACATTTAGTACTCATAATAATAACCACCATCCTTTCTTCCTTTTCAATAATTTTATTTATAAAACCATTGAATATTAGTAATTTTAATGTTTTTATATTTGTTATTTTCGCAAATGCGTCCAGTAATTTCACCTTTGTGAATAGACATTTTGATCTTTCGCTGATAAGTAGCTTCTGAATAGTTGTTTCCAAAAGGTTTTTCTGTTTGATACCACCACAGACCAGCATCTAAAATCGACTCAAAGTCAAAGCGCTCTCCTGTATTTAATATACAATATACAGGGACTGATCTAGTTGCAAAAATATTAGTTGTATTAATTGTTCTGGTCGATACTTTCTTGTCTTTAGAAACTAAAAGCCAGCCTTCCTCAAGCAGTTGATTGATTTTTTCAGTATTAGCTCCAGCTGTATAGGTACGTTTACCATCTTTAACAAAACATTTTCTATCTCGCTGTGCTTCTGATATTTTTCTACGATATGCTTCTGATCGCCCATTCTTTTTAAGGGTATTAGACAAAGTTTTAGAAATTTTAGCTTTAACTTCATCTGACTGCATGATTAAATCGTGCTTAGCTTTTACTACAGTAGAATCCATAGGATTGGCTTTTGTACTACCTTCTAGCATATTATATCCTGAAGTTACAGCATCAAAATAATGGATCCAAAACTTCTCCTTCTCATCTAACTCTTCTTGTGAATCAGCATAATCAATAGTTTCTACACTAAAATTGTCTTTACCATATTTAACCATAGCAAGATACAGGTGCATATATTTATATGCTGCATTACCATAACGTTTACAGTAATAATCTGCCCTAGTCAAATGCTCTTGAAAACGTTTACTAACCGTTCGACGGGTCTGACCAATATAAAGTTTTAAATTTACCTTGTTAGTAATTTTATAAACATAACCGTACATAAAAGTCTCCTAAATTAAGTTTTATTTTACACTTAATTTAGCATATAAATTGTCATCAAATGTCATCGTTTTTCACTGTTTTGCCAAGTAAGGCATAAACAGAATCTGCATTATATCGATGCTGACCGTTAACAGTTATATCAATTTTGATTAACCCTGACTTAACATATCGTGCTAGAGTTCTACGACAAATACCTAGGGTTTTCATAACTTCTTTTGCTCTCATAAAGTCTCCTTAAAACCTAATTCTATAGATTTTATCTATTTTCTGGATTTCCTGGATATGCCAAGTCCCCGTGCCAGATTCATCTTTTAAGTTGATTTCATCACCAACTTCAAGTTCTGCTATGAATTTCCACATTAACTTGCCCTCAGGACTAAGAACTTCAACTTCATCAGTTTCAGGAATTTCAAACCAATTATCAACTGACTCAATTTCATGTTGTTTAGTGTCGCCTTGGAACAACATTCTAATTTCCTTATTATGAGAAGGGATATTCTGAATGTTAATGCCAGAAACTACGACAGGCTCATCGTTCTCGAAGAACTTAAGCTTGCCACCTGAGGAATAACGACCAGTGTCGGTACCAAGAGCATTAAGATGAAAACGAATACGACCATCAGGCCAATGCTTTACAAGACTCGGAATGACGTCAATATAAGTAGTAATAAGTTTTACAATACCTCGACGCTTCAAAATAAGCTCACAAATCTTAAGATCTGGGTGCTCTTCAAAAATTGCCTCAAGCTCATCTTCTCCAGTGCCTCTTGGTGCTTTCTTACTAACTGACTTACAGCCTAAAATATCATAAAATAGAATTGCAAGCTGGGCAGGAGATGCAAGATTAATAGGATCACTTAACATATCACAGAGTCTCTTACCAAGCTTATATCTCTTGCCTGCATTAGGATTCTTTTTCTTAGAAGGCTGTCCATCTTTACCGGGCAGATAATCAGGTTCGATAAGAGTATAAGTACGTTCAAGCTCATCCTGAGATTTCTTAGACTTTTTAGGCATATAGATATGAGCAACCTGTCCACCTTTTTCTGGGTCAAGACGCCACTTCATGATTTTATCTCTAAGACCTTCAAGTTCAGCTGCAATTTCTACATCAATCTCGTCAAGAAGCTGCTTATACTTAAGCTTAAGCTTCTTACCAAACTTAGTATTAATACTAACACCACGAAGCTCCATCTCAGCAGTTACTATAACAATAGGCATCTCAATATTAAGGAATACCCAATAAACTCTTGTCATATCTTCAGCAGTCATAAGAGGCAGCTGATATTCATAGAGCTTATAAGTCATCATAGAGTCAGTAGCTGCATACAGAGCAAAGATCTCTGGTTCTACAAGAGCATACTGAATGTTCTCAAACAAACTCTCAATATCATACTTAGCCTGAGAAGGATCAATTTTTGTTGTGTACTGAGCCTTCAAACCAGCAAGCTCATTCTCATCGAGAAGACGCGCTGCTACCTGAGTATCCCAGTGTGGGGGCAATTCAATACCACAAGTAGTTTTAATAACCTCGTAGTCGAATTTGCCATTATGCATGATAATAAATACGTTATTATCTTTAAGTCTTTGGAATTGCTGTCTACAATCCTCTTCCGTAAGCTGATTAGGTAACAGCTCTCTTGTAATAGGATCTACATGATTAATAGGAATATAAGCTTGTTTTTCACCAGGAACATACAAACAGGGACCCATTAACTTACAAGTTACAGGATCCAAGCTGTTATTGGTCTCGGTGTCAACTGCAATAATACCTTTAGCAATAGCCTTATCAATATAGGCAGAGAAGTCATCAAGAGTTCGGATAACAACAGTATTTTGAATCTGCTTTCCGAGAATCTTGATGACTTTATCTCTAATAACACCAAGGCGCTCCTGGATAGACAGTTTTTTAGACTTAAGGATTTTTTCAGTGTCTGCACCAACTGCTGCAGATTTAGGAGTAGATTTCTTTACAAGTTCCTTTGTGTCTTTCTTAGGAATCTCAATATTGAATTCTTCACCGAAAAGATTTCCATCCATGAGTATACCTCTTTAATTTTAATTAAGGAGCAATCTTAAATGCACCGGGATTAAAAGTTCTAGGAGCACGGTCAAATCCATTAGGCTGACCTTCTGCCTGCGCAGGAGCCGGAGCGGTAGGAATTGCAAAACCAGGCATAGCAGGTGCCTGGGGTGCAGTAGGAGCTGCAGGTGCTACAGGTGCTACAGGAGCTGCAGGCACCTCAGCAGGAGTAGTGGTAATACCAGGTACAAAAGTAGGTGCTACAGGCTGAGGTGCAGGCTGTACAGGAGGCTGATAAGCAGGAGTTACAGGTGCCTGATAAGCAGGAGCTACGGGAGTAGCAGGTGCGTAGCTTTCAGTTGCTACAGGAGGCTGATATACAGGCTTAGTATAAGCAGGAGCATCGGCATCAGTAGGCATAGGAGCCTGAGGGGCTCTTGCCACTTCAGGGAAAGAACCAGTGTTGAGGAACACATTAATATCCCCAGGAGTCTTCTCCCAATAACTGTGCTTAGCAATATTAAAGTTATTAAAAGCACTAAGGTCTTCAGTTACACTCTCAGGCTTATCATACAGAGGAATATAGGAAATGCTATATGTAGTCTGCATGCTATTAGCTACGCCGTTACGAGTAACCTTAAATACACGAGTCTTAAGATCACCATAATCATTGAGAAGGTTTGCAATTTCACGAGAGAAACCAGCAGGACGTTCCCAAATTACGGGAATAGCTGCAGCAAACTGACCAGTAGTAGCATCCTTATAAGATACCATCATCTGAACATAGACCTTCTTTGTTGCCTTACCAATATCCTTGGCACCACCAGCAACTGCTGCACAAAGAGGGCAGGTATCCTGATAAGAGCCCACTGGATTAAGGCAACTTACCTTCATCCAACGCTGAGCTGCACCGAGCTGATGGACGGTAGCAAACTGAAGATCGTTCAGAGAGCTAATATTAAAACGGACAAGGGCTTCATCTTTATCATTCTTCATCTTGAAGAAGCCGACTTTTACTGAATTGCCTTCGGAGCCACTCTGTGCTCTTGCAATTACTTCCTGATACTGCGAATAGTTGAAATTACTCATTTTGTTTGTTCTCCTTTTTTAATATGTTTTAGTGAGTATCGCGTGGCAATTTAGCCACAAGGTTCTTTATATTATACGATACCTCAATTGAAGAATTTGCAGCTTGCTGAATGCTTCTATCGAATTCTTCTTTTGAGCATTCGTTCATATCTTTTCTTCCGCGAGGTAAGGTTACCTCAGAAATAATAATATGTTTGTCTAGTTTAGATCTCAAAACTCTAGTAAATATCCGACCAGCTTCATCATTATCAAAAGCTGTATACAGAGTTGTGATACCAGATTTATTTAACTGTTCAATTTGATAGTCAGAAATTCTACCAAAAGTAGCACAAGTCGGATAACCATATTCCCAACCAGTTAAAGCATCAAAAGGGCCCTCAGTAATAACTGCAGTTTTATAACCCTGTTTAACAATGTAATCAAGGCAATAAACGGGCTTTTCAGTTTCTTTATCAAGATAAAAGCTTTTTGTATCTATCGATCTTTTTGGGATCATTACTAAATTTCCTTGAAGATCATAAGTTGGGAACATAACTTGTCTATAAATAGGATCATATTTAACCTTAAAGAGCTCACAAATATTTCTAGATAGTTTACGTTGGCCTAAATAAGGGTGCCAAGGCAGATAATTATTTAAAATACTTTCATTAAGCTTTTTGACTACTCTCTTTGGCTTTTCAATCTGAATATCATCACCCATGTGAAAAGCTGCTGCCACCATATAGCCTTCAAAATGTTTCAAAAGCCAATTCTTAGCAAACTCTTCAGAGGAGTCAAAGCAGTGAGCTACAAATTTTAAAAACGAGCCGCTTGAGCCACAGACGAAGCAATTAAAATAGCCGTATGGAATTTTAGAGTTGGGCCCTACATAAATGTTACAAGCAGGATGAGACTCTCGTCCTCCGCCATGATCAGGACAGGTAACGACAATATTTTCAGTACCGTCCTTAATGTCTCTTAATTTACCGTTAGTTAAAGCAATTCTAAGATGTTGCAACACATCCATTACTGATGCCTTAATAACATAATTGTCAATTAAAAGTTCTCTCAATTAGCTCCACCTTCCTCATATTCGCCCTCATAGTAATTCTTAAGGTCTTCAGACTCTTCAGCACTAAGATTAGGATCGAGGAAAATAAAGTTACCAAAATTAAAATCAGCCTTGTAAATCAGCTTGCCAGCACCACCGTCTCTGGACTTAACGATATTAATAATAAGTCTATCATCTGCAATCTGTCGTTTCTCTGGATCCTTAAAGGTAAGATCACGACTAAGCATTAAGATAGTTGTTGCGTCTTGACCAATACGGTCTGAAAGTCCAATCTGTGTAGTATCCTGTTCTCCATCCTCATTTTTAGATCTATTCATCTGAGAAACGGAAATGATCGGGATACGAGACATGACCTGAAGATTTTTAACATCCTTAGAAATATTAGCTACTCTTTCATGAGCTACTTTTGCATGATGCTGATCTTCAAGCAAAGAATACTGGTCGATCAGGAGGATATTAAGCTTTTCTTTCTCTACAAAAGTTCTAAGGGCTCCGACAGTTGCTGGACCATTAATATCATTAGGAGTAAGAATCTTGATAGTTCCAGGACAGGTAGTCTTAATAGAATCAAGATACATCTTATATCTTACAGGCACTGAACGATCGAAGTTATTACCTCTGGTAATTGCAGAGTTATCAATATGACCAAGAAGAGTATCCACACGGTAACCAACTTTATCTGGTGACATCTCACCAGAGTAAATACCGACGATCAAACCTTGCTTAGCAGCTTCAACTGCAATTTTAAGCAAAGTCCAAGTCTTACCTTGGCCTGTACGTGCGGCAATAACCATATTCTCTTCTTTCATATCAATACCGCCGATAATCTTATCAAGCTCTGGAAAACCAGTACTGATGTAGTGATTCTTATGATTTTCAAGTCGATCCATATAACGATCATATCTTGATGTATCAGAAAAAATATCAGTACAAGTCATAGCTGAACCTGTATGAAGGTCCTGTGCTGCTTGCGTCAGAAAAGCAGCTGCGCCATCGACATCATCTCTCTCAATAAGCTGCTTAATTGTATTAAACTTAGAAGCAAGATAAGACTTATTATAATCAGCAAAAAGCTGTTCAATAAGATAGCTGTCAGGCTCAGTTACATCTACGATATCGAATTCAGTGAAAGTATCTACAAAAGTTAGTCTATCAGGAACTGTCTTATAGTGACTATAGTGCTCACAAATATACTTAAACTCGGATCTATAATTAAAGAAATGATCTTCAGTTAAGTTATTAAAAGAAATTAAAGAATAATCCTTAGTCTGAAGAATTTTATTAATAATCTGAAACTGTGAAGTCATTAGGCACCTCCTTAATTAAACAATCCGAGAGCTCTTTTATCTGAGCCTCTAAGCTCGATATCAATAGACTTGTTACAAATACGGCTTGCAAGTCTTTCTCCTAAAGCATTACTAAGTTCTCTAGGTCCAAGATTTGAAGTAAAAATATTACTCTTGCCCGCATCAATCCGATAATTGATAAGACTGAGCAAGTGGTTAAGTTCAAACTCAGAACCAGATTTTGCAGCAATATCATCCCAAACGACAATATCCGCCTCTCTTACATGCTGATTTATAAAGTCTGCATAGTCGCTATGGCCAGAAATATTTTCCTTCAAAGCGAGCAGATATCGAGGAACATTAATAAACAACGCTTGACAACCAAGATTTGACTTATGCCATATCTTATAAATATAAGTAGTAATAAGTCTAATAGCCCAACTAGTCTTTCCATTACCACACCCATAAGAATGAAGGTACAAATTATAGCCGTCAGTCACAAAGCCCTCAATTTGTCTCTCAATTTCGGCAAGTCTACGGAATTCGTTTGAGTCCGTACCGTCTGCATCTGTTTTGAGAGCTACATGCTGTCTCTGTTTGCCTGTCAAAAGCGAGTTATTAAATAGAGTATCTAGACGGTACTGCTTGGGACAAAAGTCTTTATCACAGTCACGTCCATTACAATTATTTCGATAAATACATTCCATAGTTACACCTCCGAGCTTTTCTTACTTTGTGCCGGTACTTCCTTGCCAGCCTTCACCTCTACTGGTCTTCTCCGTGAAAAACTCTTCCTCGGTTGCCTCTACCATTTCGATCTTGTCAGTAGAAATCATATGAGGAATAAACTGCATGATCTTCTGATCACACTCGATCTCCTGATACTTGTTAGAAGTATTGATCAAATGAAGATGCCACTCACCTTGATAGCTTGCATCAATAACAGAAGCTCCAAAAACTAGCTTCTTCTTAGTTGCAATACCAGACTTGTTGTTAGCAATCAAAGCAAGCTCGGGGCCAAACTTGCTCTTAATGCCAGAAGGAATAATAATATCCTTATGCGGCGCAATATAAATCTTGCCTCCACAGGTAATAAAAGTCTTTCTACGAAGCTTTGCCAAAAATTTAGCAAAAGCTCTATAAGGGGTAGCAATACCGGGATTCTTAGTAATCAAATCGAATCTAAACTTGAGACTATAAGCAGGAATATAGAAATCAATACCTGCATTCTCATTAGGATTACGGATAGGATCCTTTACATCTCTTATCTTAATAAACTGCATATCAATCTTCCTTTCAAAATATATTCATTTTATTATACAATACCTATTTTGGAAAATTGAATACAAATAGAAAAAGTCGCCTGAAAAATATCAGACGACAGTTAATCTACATATTAAATTTATAAGGTATCTTATAAGGTATCTTAAAATTATGTATCGTAAATTAACTATCTTTTCTGGTATCTTTTTCGTATCGTCGGCTTGCTGCCTACATTAAATTTAGCAGATAATATAGGCAACAATTTTTAAAATTTATTATAGTATACAATATAACTTATTGAATAATCAGTGCATTCCTAATTTTTTCATGACACTATAATACAATAAAAGACGAGCTATTTTACTAACTCGTCTTTAGGTTTATTTAATTGTAGAGTTTCCACTTGCTATTGTCCCAGAAAGTTACATAGTATTAAAAGTCTTGATTAAAAATGTTTTCGTCGTCGAGAGCTTCACCAAAGAAAGTTTTTCTAAGTTTGTTTAGTTTATCAGAAGCTTTTCTATAGTCTTTACCTTTTTTATTTTTAGCTGTTACGGTAAGATCGTCCACAGGTAAGCCTACTTCCTTAAAAGCTTTGATAATCTTAAGATTATTCTGCCTTGCTCTGTTTAACTTAGCATTTTAGGTTCAGCACTTTGTGTGTCAGTCTGTTGAGTAGCTTCTGGCTTTATATTAGCTTCTTCTGAGCTAAATCTTAAGGTAGATATGTCTATATCGCTATATTTTTCATAGCCTTTTAATGCATCTCTTAATTCTTCTACCGTCCAGGCAGAGGGCTGATCTATTAAGTATCTATCTAAAGCACTGTCTCCCTGCTCAACGCGAAAAACAATATCTTCTATTTTATTTAAAATGCTCATAGCTTCATCAAATGGCGCGTTGATGATCAGATCCTGTGGATTTATTGATGCTATTTGCTTAGACACATTAAAACAAACTTTAAACCCCTCAATTAAACTTTTTAGTATCTCTTGAATTTTTACATAATTTGGGTTATCTAACACATCTGCGGCTTTGTCTAATTTAGGCTTTAATACCTTAATTCTTGGTACTAAATTCTTTTCAAAATTACCGTGTACATCTTCATTTAAGGCGCCGAGTTCTTCATATAAATTCATAAATCCTGTTTTAATCATAATAATCCTCAGTATTATTAATCATTAGATTATTTTACGTATTAGTCATATAAAGTCTTTTAATTAAAGGCTTTAAAGCAAAATAGGTATCAGATGTTTCAAACAGCTGAAAACCTGTCTTTACTCCACCATCACCATTTTTGTAGGCAATATACTCTCTTGAATAAAAATTATAAAGAGCTACTTCAAAAGTACCACAATCAGCTACTAGCATATGTCTCTTACCGTCTCGAACAAAAGTCTTACACTCGCCTGTCTCAGGATCTATAACATCATACACTTGACCTTTTATAGTGTCATATGTAGCATCTTCCTCAGCCTCAAATTCTGCCTGCCATGCAAGATCCTCTTCGTCCCAGTCCTTGCCTTCAAAGTTATCGTTATCAAAATCGGCTAACTTAGGAAACCCACAGGTAGACCATTCAAAATCTTCTGTGCCATCGATTAAATAGTTATCTGCTGCAATGTCTACAATATTATCATGATTAAGGTCTGAGGCTCTTGCTGCAAGATATATACCATCAGCAATACTTAAGCGCAAACCTTTAATGCCAGCGCTTGCTGCATTTTGTAAAAAAGCTCTAAATTCTGAAACCGAAGTAGAGTGCCAAAGCTTTTTAGGTCCCCAGCCACTGTCAAAAGTTTCCCATTTTTCAGTGAGAGCTTTATCAGGTTTCCATAAATTTTCCCACAATTTAAATTCTTCATATAATTTCATAAAAAGTCATCCTTTATTAAATAATGATTTTTTATTCATAGTCTTTATACTGACCTTGGACGTCATATTGAGTATGGTAAATCATTGGTCTGAAAAGCTTAATAATGCAAAACTTTTCTGGTCTGACCTTGCAATGATTAATTGCTTTCCAGCCAAAGAAAGGAACCATATACCCAACGATATCACAGTGATCGTAGAAGTTATAAGCTTCAGCGCAGCAGCTCTTGACGAAGTTGTATGTATCTTTTCCGTAGAAAGGCTTGACACTTCCGTAGGTATAAAGATATGGCTTAATACCAAACTTAAAATAAATATCCTCTGCAGCAAGCTGGGCCATACCAGATCCGAGAGACCAGCCAAAAACTTCAACAAAACAATCAGGATGTTCATCTAGTAAAGCTTTAATCTTTTGTCTCACAGTTGATTGACAAACAAGCCACATATTACCCCAGCCTCTATGTACTTTAAGCTGAATTAACTTTCCCTCAAAAGTGAACTTATCATAGATTTTGGATGGGAAGTTAAAATTAACTCGCCAATCAGACTTACTAGATGTTTGCTCAAAAATAACTTGAATACAACTTCTAGGCTCATCAAAACGTACTTGAAATTCTACACTGTACTTCTTACCCTTAAACTCATAAGGAATGCTCTCATATCTAGCTATTTCCAAATTAGTATCAAGCTTATTCAAGTTCTCGGAACAAATAGTAAAATAGTCTTCGAAATTTAGTCTTTTATACTCCATAACCTACCTCCATTGCAGAGATAAAAATAAACGCCTCTGCTTAATAATTTAGCAAATTAAACAGAGGCTATTTTTAATAACGCCAGGAGGTTCTTTTATTGGCTATATTTTTCTTTTGCTGCTGTAACCATTGATTGTACTCATATTGAGCTTGCCTACAGTAATACGAACTTACTTGACCATTAGACTTAGCTGCTGTGCATTCGTGACCTAAAAAATATTGACAAAAATCACATTTACTCTTTGGTCTCTGATTCATTCTTTGCCTCAACAGTAGAATCATAATCTGCCTGAAGAAATACGTATCTTTTCGTATAACCCCCAAGCTCTTCCATCTGCTTCTCATACACCTGATTAAAAGCCTCTACTGCTTCAGCCCCAATAGCTTCAACAACTGCTTTTACCTCAGCTAGAGCTTCGATCGAATTAGTCCTTAGAAACAGATTTACTGTTTCAACTAGCTTATCTCTGATCAAGCCATTAAAAAGATAAGTACTTTTAACTTCTGCATAATTACAAGCATCTCCCTGCTTTTCGATATTAGCAGGAATGTTGTCTCTAATAAGTGTTCCGTTCATTATTTATTCTCCTTAAGGTTTTTTATTTTATTACTTTTTAATATACGATTTATTTATTTTTTGTTCTGGCTAAAAGCTATTGATTTTTGTTCTAGGAATACTAGAGAGTCTATCCATAGGCTCTTACCAAGATTTCAAGAAGAAAGTCTCTAATTAATTTATACAAGTTCTATATCCCCTAGTTAATTTATTATTTATTATTTCCAAATAACTCATAGTCAACAACTCCAGTTTCTAAGTCTATTTTATTAATATGTAAAAAACATTTACCTGCTGCTAACAAATTTTTTTTAAACGCGGCCAGTAAGTCTTTAAACGTTTGAGTTGTTTCAACACCAACTTCTCCACTAACTCGATGATAAGCAATATCAGCGGTTCGATATTCAGAAGAAATTAACAATACAGCATCATGTGGATTTTGTGCTGCAATTGTTGAATTTGATTCTAATAATTTAACATCTACTCGTATTTTACAATTATCAATAATCAAATCATAATCCGCAAGACGCCCCGGATCTCCACGATAAAGATAACCATCAAACTTATCTAACTTTTTGAAAATAATTCCACACTCTTTAGCAGCCTTCTCAAAAATATCCTGTTGAATGCTACTATTTAACTTCTTTTGAACTTTTTGCTCTGTAGAGCCCGTCCAAGTTTTTGAGCCAATTGTTGAAAGCAACTTCGCGGTTTCTGGTGAAATACTGTTCGTTTTAAGTATTGAATCGTAGACATTTTGGCAAAGAGGACTTCTCGAATCAATATATTTTTCAGCATTCTTTGTATTTTTGCCATACTCATCGAGCCATACATCAAAGGTATGTTTATTACCAGTTGCATCTAAAAATGTAAGCCATACTAGATAGCTTTTACCAAATTGGCCATAATAAGTCTGACAAATTTCAGCTTTTTTATCTACTCTAACTCTGTCACCACAAGCTAAAAACAGTTTTAATTTTTCATCCCAATCTGCCTCAGGTAAGACAGATCTATTTTCTATATTATTTGGGCACTTCCATTTTTGTGCAAGGAAATTATATCTCCAAGGTTCAATACTTAGTTCTACCCAATGGTTTTGTAACGGCTCAATATAGTCTGTTACTAAAGAATCTGTAAAATGTTGCATTATCCTTTAAGCTCCTCCAAATGAATCTTTTTGTTATAAACATGAAGTTTAGTCTTATAGCCTTCGTCCTCTACTTCAGGCAAAATTTTCCAAAGCTCTAGTTCAGAATATTCATCAAGATTAGGAAAGAAAACTTCTGCTTCGCCATCTGCGTCCACTTTGTTTACATATACCTTATCATAATAGGGAAGCATAGACTTATAAAGCATTCCACCCCCAATTATAAACACATTTTGAGTTTTAGATAACTCTGTAATTAGCTTGATTAAATCTTCAAAACTATGCACACAAAAGCAATCATCTCTATCATAGCCTTCTGGACAAATAACTATAGTAGATCTGCCTTTAAGTGGCTTACTGCTTGGAAAACTAAGTAATGTGTTCAAGCCGCAGACGACAATGCTATCAGCAGTAGTTTGTTTAAAGAATTGCATATCTTTTTTAAGATTAAAAAGTAAACTATTAGCTTTTCCGAGTCCCCAATTTTTATCTACACAGCAAATACCAATAATCATGTTTTAGCTCTCCTTCATTACTTGTTTCATATATTCTTGAAGTGCAATCCTGATTGCGCCACTAACAGTCAAATCTAACTTCTGTGATAAAGATTTAAGCTGCTCATAAAGCTCAGGACTTAAATCTAAACTAAGTCTTATACGATCTTTTTTCATTATTAATCCTTTCTAGCATCAAATTCAAATCTGACTCTCTACACCAATAATAACCCTTACCATTATGTAATCTTTCACAACAATATTTTATGTATGCAGCAGTTGTACTTAAAGCTAAACCAGCCTCATGATAGCTTGAAAATATATTAATAATATTCCCAGCACTGTTTAACTGGTAAACAGTTTTACCTGCAGTTTTGCCATTACAAAGTTTAAACTTGTACTGCTCATATTGACTAGCCAAACACCATCCAAAGCCTCGATACTGGCGTAATTTTCCATTGCAGCAGCGTCCAATATTACTCCTAGCACTATTAAAATCTTCAGGATAAAGCTGTCTAGCCGCTTCTCTAATGCTTGAATATGTTGCAAGTATTTGTTTATCTAAGCTAAGTTGATAAACAGCTTCACCTTGGGTTGTTTGACCTGAGCCACCAATTAATAAGTTATAACCATTCTCAATACTATCAAACTGATTTATATAAGCAATTTCAAGCTCATCTGCTTCCTGTTTTGTAAGATTCTCTATTAAAACTTGATGCTCAAAATTCTCCCAGCCATACTTAAGAATAGCTCTGTAAAATTTTTGTTGAGACTTATAGCCACTCCCATCAGAGTGCCATCTATGGGTAGGGTTAGTATAACAAGTTTGCCCAATGTAACATTTACCATTAATTTTATTCGTATGTTTATAAATTAAATAAGATTTCATTCAATCACCTCATTTAATTTAGCAGATAAAATACGTAAAAATTAAGAAGTTTTTACGTATTTTCAAGAGTATCTCTGACGTGCTTAATAGCCGCCTTACATTTATCACAAATAAATACTCCTTGAGCTCTATAATCATTAGAATTCATAGAAACATGTTCTTCACAAATAGCACATCTGACCATAATATCTGCAGCGACAGAATTAGCTATAATTTTATCCAAATGGTCAACACGTGAAACATGTGAAGGTGGATTAACCGTTGAAGAATTTACAGAAACATATACTTTATTGTCCATAATCTAACACTCCTTTTCTATAAGTTGTCTTAAAATTCCATCATCTGACCTCATATAAATAACACCATTCTTATTTATTATACGATTAATACCTGCATTTTTAATTAGGCGCAAACAAATCTCACAGGGCCAAGCTTCACACTCAAGGGCTATGCCAGATTTTACATCATAACCTGAAAGATAAAGATCTGCTCCAATCATATCTTTACGTGACGCACTGAGCAAAGCATTCATTTCTGCATGAACTGCGGGACAAGTTTCAAAAGTAGCCATATCTTTGCCACTATTACATTTAGTACATACTGCACAATGTGCTTCACCTCTAGGTGGATTATTATAGCCAGTACTGAGAATCTCTCCCTCCGAAACTACCACCGCTCCATAATGTTTTCTAAGACAAGTAGATCTTTCAGAAACTGCTTTAGCTATATTAAGATAATATTCATCTAATGACGGTCTTTTCATAATTCCTCCTATTGAAAATATTACTCATTTTATAATACAATAAAAGCAGGCTATTTTTCAAGCCTGCTTAGCTTTAAAGCGGAATTATTTCAACTTTAGGTAATCTCTGACTAGGTGTTTCAGAACTCGGCTGCTTCACCACAGAAGCCTTAAAATCTTTAATAAAAGCAATAGCTTCCTTGCATTCATCACAAACCCAAGGATAATAATTACAACCATAAGGAACCTCTCGTACATTATCACAAAGTAGACACCCTTGCATTGCTTTTATTGGCCCTATTTCAAGAGTTCTTACCTCTGTAGGGTCTATATCCAATTTTGTTGTACTCTTTTCTGAATCCATTACATCTCCTCATAAGCTTTCTTTAGAAATTCTGTATTATTTTTATACCACTCAAAAAATGCTTCTTCACCGCAGGTAACTAAATTCATAATCATCTTATCAAGAAATTCTTCAGAGGCAGGATGCTGAATTCTTTTACCTTTGCATTTATTTTCCCAATAATCTAAAAGTATTTCAGGGACCCATCTATCAGGATTATATGCCTTTGAGGCACCGAGCATATCGCAAAAGCTTTCAATAATATATTTATAAGGCATCTTCATAGGAATGATTTTACCTTCTTCATCCTCATCCCACCAGTACTGAAAGTGATGTTTATTAGTATGATAATGATGAATCCAAGAAGGTGAGTATCCAAGCTGTTCACGCGCTACTTGGTGAGGGCTCTTTCTACCGGTATAATATTTACAAATCTTCATTTCAGTAATAGAATACTTACTAAGATCATGTACTAAGCCTTGCCAGATAAGCCCCATCTTAAAGCAGGCTTTTCTAACAAACTTTCTATGGGTTCTGATAATTTTAAGATGCTTACAGAATTCCTTCATTTATATACTCCTCAGGTACTGGAATAGAAATAAAATCTTCATGCAGATAACAAAACAATTTATGATAATTTGGCAAAGCAACAAGCTCGCCCTCTAAACACTTTAAATTTACTCGCTTCAAAGATTCAGCAAGCACCTTATCTAAGTATTCATTTGCTTTCTTCTTAGCTTCTTCTGCACGCTCAATTTCCATCTGCCAAAGTTTAACACTCTCAACAGCAGCTAAAATCTCGTTAGTCTCAGCAAGAGTAACAACGTTAGCTGTCAATTTGTTCATCGGGATTTTCGTCATTAGGCTCCTCCAAAAATACTATTTTTTCTATATCGTCAACACTAAACTCTAAAGATAATGCTAAAGTCTTTTCCTTTTCGATTCTAAATGCACGAAATTTTTTAGTCCAAATACCTTTCTTATTTTGAGTCACTGTTAAATTTGTAACTTGCCAAGGCTTCCATTTACCAGCTTCTCCATAGTACCAAGATCTTGCCCAAATTATATCGCCTACGGAACAAGGTAGCTCAATTATGGTTTTCACTCAGCCACCTCCTTAAGATAGGCTTCGAGAGCTAAACGGATAAGTAAACTTAACGTAATGTCTTTTTCTTCTGCAGCAAGCTTAGCTTTGTCGATCAGCTCTTTTGAAGCATCAAAATTAACTCGCACTCGTTCTTTTTTCATTATCTAAGTACCTCCACATAAAGCCGCCTGTTTGATGCAGCTTGCCTGTACAACATTTACTAATATTTTGGTGCTTAATTCCAGTTGATCTTTCTGCCTCAGAGCATGAGCTAAATTCTGCTACAAACTTCCCATCTTTTGTATATTGTAATACACGTTTAGGTTGTCCTTTACTTGCTCCAATAGGCTTTATTTGATAGCTATCATAATCCTCTACGTGGCACCAATAAAATCCATTAGCTGAATTTATTGTACCTAAGCAGCAATGACTAATATTAGCTTGACTAATCCCTGTAATTCTTTCCGCCTGTCTAGTGGATTCATATATAGCTAATATATTTTTATTGGCATCTAGTTGGTAGATAGCTTTTTGGAAATGCTGAGGCATACTACCACCTAAGCTCGTATTATAGCCACGATTAATACTATCAAACTTAGCAATGTAATATTGTTCTCGTAAATTTGCATGCTCTGCAGAAATACAGTATTCTAAAATTTCATGATTAAATGAATCCCAACCGTACTTACGAATTGCACTGTGAAACTTAGGCTGATTTACGTAACCATTGCCTTTTTGCCAACGTTTTTCAGGATCTTTAACTTGTACCGTTTGGCCTATATAGCACTTATTATTTTTAATATTAGTATGTCTATAAATTAAATGAGTAAACATCATCATCACCCCACTCATTTAATTTAGCATATTTTTACGTAAAATTTATACAAAAATTACTCAGCTACTTGAAACTTAGTTGCAAGCTTTGTAGATTCATAACCGACAAGCTCAAAATCATCTTCAGTGAAATCATAAAAATCTTTTACCTCAGAATTAAGCTTAAGCTGTGGGCCAGGATATTCAGGATTCTGAATAACCTCTTTGACAAGCTCTACATGACGATCATAAATATGAAGGTTATTTACAATATGTACAAGCTCTCCGGGTTGATAACCACAAACCTGAGCAAGCATATGTACAAGCAGCGCATACTGAATTGTGTCCCAACCACCAGAAGAGGCTGCAGCAAGTAAATCACCGGATCTTTGAATTACTGTACAATTAAGCTTTCCGTCTGTCACATCCCAAAGAGTTTCATATACACAAGGCGGAAGGTTCATTTCATGAAGATCCTGAGGACACCACATAGTAGTAATCATTCTACGATCCATAGGCTTGTTCTTCAGAAGATAAATAAGGTTATCTACCTGATCAAACTTACCATAACCATAATCAGAAATCTTACCAAGCTGATAGCCATAGGTTTTACCAATGGTTCCGTCGTCGCCTTCCCAGGCTCTCCAAATAGCAGCAGACTTTCCAAGCTCGTCTACTACATTAGACTTCTTCTGCCACATCCAAAGAAGCTCCCTTACTACCCCCTTAAAAGCTTGAGTTCTAAGAGTAAGAATAGGAAATTCCTTGGAAAGATCATAGCGTCTTACAGCGCAAAAAGTTTTAATAGTATGAGCCGGAGTACCATCAGGCCACTTAGGTCTTACCGAATAATCCTTATCATTAAAACCATTAGTAAGAAGCTCATTAACTTCATTCTTAAAATAAATATCGGCAACTGACATATTAATTCTCCTTAATAAAATTCTACAATATATAATACAATAAAAGGCAACCATATTTTATGATCGCCTTTGTTTTTATTAATTTTCTTCTTTAAGAGCTCTCTTAATTGCTGCAAGAAGCTCTTCATATCTCTGTTTAGTATTCTTATGAAAAATAATTGTTTTCTTATGGTCCTCATACCACTTGAAAATCTCATCAAGTTTACCTTGTTTATGACTGAAAGACCAGTGATCACAGAGCATTTCGATAATGTACTCTTCTGGCATTTCAAGAGCATGAGTACCATCATCATCGTTAATCAGTACCCAATGCTGCCAATGATGAGGGTTTGCATGAATATGATGAAGCCAAGCAAAATTGAACTGCTCTTCTACTTCTTTAGTCTTAGACTTGCCATAAAAATATTTGTCATAAGCATCATACTCTTCATTGCCCCATTTACTTACGTCATGAATATCAATTACCTGACGATACTGATCTTTGATAATCTTATGGTCTACAAGCCACTGATAAGCAGTTTCTACTGCTGTACGATGCTCAATAATATAATTGTCGTAATTTTTACTCATACTAACTCCAATCTAGAAAGTTTATTTTTTAGATCCTCAAGACTACCTGTATTATAAATAATATGATCAAAATCAAAATTATCAAGAGCAGTTTCTGAAGGATGTTGTTTCTGAGTCTCACTAAGACCATTATCAAAATCTGGTCTAATAACTCTAATTAAAGTTGTGTCAAAGTTTGCTCTCATCTTCTCAACCTCATTTACAAAACGACAATCAGGAATAATTACTACATCCCAAGAGTCCTCAAAAAGATTAAGAATACTGATAATAAAATCTACCCAAAAATCAGGCTGTTTAGCACAAACTGTATTTGTTCCTACTTGCTGAAGAAGTGTTCTGCCATAATCGTCTTTCTCACCATTCCAGCCGAAAAAAGTCTTACAAATATACTTAAGTAGATCTGCGTAGTGAGTAATCAAAACTCTTTTACCCTTCGCCTTATAAGTCTCTTCAAGAATTAAAGCTGAAGTATCTTTACCATGCTGAGCTTTTGCACTGATTAAAATAACTTTCATAATTTTCTCCCAAAAAATATATTCAATATAAAATACAATATTAATAATTATATTTTTAAAAATCTTAAAATAATTTTTATAAAGCTTTATATATAATACTTTATAATAAATATATAATATAAAGCTTTATATAATATATTATTTAATTTTTAAAAATTGTAACATTTTCGTGAATTTCTTTAAGCATCTTATTTTTAACTGCGCGATACTTCTTTATAAGCATTTCATAAATATCTGAATGATCATCTTCAAGCTCTTTGATAAGTTTTTGCAAATCTAGAATTTCTTGATCATGTGCTTTTGTTAAATAAGACATTGGCTTTTTAAGCACTTCTTTTGCTACTTCAGTAGTACCTGCTTTAAAACGCGTAGCTATATAGTTTACAGCATCATCATAAGAAAGGTCAAAAATATCTTTCCAATTATTTGTCTTTTTAAGACTCTCAATGATTTGAAGTACAAGAAGTCTGTCTCTATTTTCTGCAATCTGCTGTACAAGCCTGTTATTATGAGTGTCAATTAGATATTTTAAATTTGCCTTTACAACACTATGAAAACTTGTAGGTACATAAATATATTGCTGATCAAAGAAAGCCATATTATAAGCTTCTGAGGCTTGTAATTTAGTGTATAAACGCTTGTAAAGCTCTTGCATATTACATTGCTTTTTGTAGACCTTTTCTATTACAATGCGGGTGTCATAAGTAGATTCGTCTCTAAGATCTGCCTTATCCAGCAAAATTTCTTTTTCTATGATTTTGCGTACGTGTTCTACAGTTTTAGAAGGTGGCAAGGCTGTGATAGTAATAGTACCATCTTTATCAATAGTCATTTTAGGGGCAAGTCTAATACTTCCTTTTCCCGTTTGAAGTACGTTTTCCCACTCAGCCTTAGACGATAAAATATCTGTTCCTATATTAGGAATAGGTAATTTTTTAGGCTTATGATCAAGGTCTTTTGCTTTAAGCACTTCAATATAGTAATCAAACATGCCAGCAATATCAAGACAAGGGATATTAAGCTTAGGAAGACCTGCCGGAATACCGCTCTGACCATTAATAAAGCAGAGAGGCAAAAGAGTAGGCAAAGCTTCAGGTTCAGGCTTATCCAGCTCACCGGTAATATAATTACAATATTCAATACTATCACAGAGCAAACTAATAGCAGTATCGGAAATCATACCTCCGATATAACGATCGGCAGACGGCTGAATATCTTTAGAGCTATCTCCCCAGTTTCCCTGAGTCTTCATAAACTTAAATTTATTGCCACCATCACCAAGAGCTACAATAACCCCTGAAATAGATGTAGGATGCGGGTGATATGGCAGGGCTGCGGCAGCAAGTTCTGCTACCTTTACAATACTTCTTGGAGAGTCTTTCCACATGCCGTAAATAGCTCTCTTATAAGAAGATTTTGCGCCATCAATTATGCAAGGATAAGCTCTACCTTGTGAAATATATTTACCATATTCTCTATAATTTTCACGCGCAAGCTCAAGAGCATCTTTTTGCAAAAGCGCATGTACCACCGGTTTTGTTTTGGTAGTTTTAGGCTTTGAAACAACTGTTTTGTTTGCATTAACTTTTTCAGTTGTCATGACTTTTACTTTTACAGTTTCAAGCTCAGAACTTGCCACATCGTCCATTTTTTGCTCCTGAGGCTCGTTTAGACTTTCGCTAAACAAGTCAAAGACCCCCAGGTCAAAACTCGATGTAGGTACCTTATTTTTAGCCACAGTTCATCCCTCCTTATTCTGTTAATGTTTTTCTAGTATGCCCACAAATTAAATTTCGGAAGCTTCCGAGGGACATGCCACAATTTTTATATTCTTCGTATAAATTTTTCATGGTTTCTCCATTATGATAACGCTGTCTTATATATAATACAGTTTGATCTGATAGTTTACTTCTAGGATTCTTTTCATTTGGGAAGCTATACAAAAGTCTTGCATTATTTTTATGCCAAAGCTTTACTTCTTCAGTATTTAACTCTGTAAGGACTGTTGGCCACGTTTCCCATGAATATATTTTTTTAAAGCCTGACTTTTGAATCTTATCAGAATAATCTTCATAAATATCTTGTACAGACTCAACACAAGCTGCATATCTATATCGAATATCTTTGACGTCTGCTTCTGTTACTTTATGGTTATGATGTTGTTCCCCAAATATGCCAGAGACTCCTTCTCCACCTAAAGTAGCATTATATCCATTATTATAAGTATCATAAAAGCTAATCCAGTAAATTTCTCTGGCATCTAAGACTTTACGGTCTTTAGTAAAGAGCTCTTCAAGCACTTCAACTTCGAAGTTGTCTTTTCCATATTTTCGTATAGCTCTATATAAAGCTTTATTGTACTCAATATCCTGTTCACAGTCTAAAGAAGCACGTCTAAAGTGTGATTTTAAACGTGCCTCAATATTAACAGATTTTCCTATGTAGGCGTGATGTGTAATTTTATTAGTTATTTTATATATGCCAATCATTTTAAACTCCTTTCACTTCTCCGAGTCCTCAATAAATTTAGCATATATTTGTAGTTAATTTTCACTGATAATTAAACCTAATCCACGCAATAATTCTCCCTTACCTTCTGAGGTACCAAGAATACGATTAAACTCATCAATATCACTGGGATAGTCAACCTGTAAGACTTTTCGTGTTGCTTTGTTTACTAAGAAGTGATATAACTGATCGGGATTCATAGCTCCTAAGCCCTTAAATCTTTCTACTTTAACACCGTTCGGTATATCTTCTACTTCATCGCACCAGCCATACTCTCCTTTTTTTGTTTCCCAACAATAAAGAGGTGGAAGTGACACATACACTCTTCCCTGCTTTACCATATCTGGAAACAAATTTACAAATACAGCAAGAACAAGGCAGTTAATCTGAAGACCATCGGGGTCTGCGTCCGCAGAAATAATAATTTTATCATATCTTGACTTAGAAGCATCACACTGAGGTCCGATACCGCAACCGATAGAATTGGCAATATCACAAATTTCCTTATTCTTGATAACTTCTTTAATATCTTTATAAGTAGTATTTAAGATCTTTCCACGGATAGGAAGTACTGCCTGAGTCTCTTTATCTCGTACATACAAATAAGGACCCATAGCTGAATCACCTTCAACAATAAACAACTCAGTATTATCACGCTTTTTCGAAGTACACTCTACAAGCTTTGATACTACAGATCTTCTGCGGATGCTGTCAGAATTATCCTCATTAATTTTAATAAGGCTGCTGAGCTCTTTTTGATTAAGGAGCGCATTTTGGGACAAACGATATTCCTCAAAACGCTTCATAAGCTGCTGAGCAATTAGTACGTTATTTTCAAGGTACTTAGCAAGCTGCTTTGAGAACTTGTCCATAAGCTCGTCAAAATAAGCTTTATTTACAACCAACTTTTCCTTAGTCTGAGAAGAAAATTCAGGCTTAGAAATAAATACAGCACAAACACCCCTAAGACCAACAAGATAATCTGAAGGCTTAAGCTCTACAACAGGACGCAAGTTTTTGTGCTTATTAATAAAAGCTTCCCACGTAGAAATAACAGCCTTAGACATTGCTTGTACATGAGTACCCCCGAGATAGTTAGACAAAAGGTTAGTGTAACCAAAATAACGATCCTTCGTATCAGAAGTATATCTTAGAGCAACTTTCATCATTTCCTTTGCTTCATTTTCTACTTTTATTTCAGGAATATCAGCATAGGTTGCAATTTTAGAATCTTCCTCATGAATTAGGTCGAACATTGTGATATTATCTGCAATATCTACAAGCTTATCATCTACCATCAGATGTGCCTTAAATCCAAGAGCAGACGCAATCTTACATCTATTTTCAATAAAGCTGATCGGAATGACAGCAGATTTAAACATTGTTGGGTCTGGCGTAAAAATTACCTCAGTTCCGTCTTGTTCTGTTGTTGATCCTTTCTTTAATTCTAGGTCACCTGTATTTTTTGTATGTACAGATACAAACTTATTTTTTCTGATAGATTTAATCTGTAACGAAGTAGAAAGTGCATTGGTAATAGTAAGTCCGAGACCATTTAAGCCAGAAGAATAATTATAACTTGAATTGTCAAACTTACCACCAGAATTAGACTTAGTAATCAGAATCTCAAGAATTTCTTTCTTTTCTCCAGTTTCTAAAGTCTTTGTACCGTGAGGAATCCCACGACCGAAATCTCTTACTCTGTAGGTATTTTTTACAGTATCTACATATACTCTAAGTTCTGGGCTATAACCCGCCTGTACTTCGTCAATAGCATTATCAAAAATTTCAGACAGCAGCTGTCTAGGGTCTTGGCCATCACCAATATACATTCCGCGTCTCAATCTAATATGACTTACATCATCCAGAACTTTGATATTATCTGCTGAATATCCCATAAATTCTCCTTTCAAATTGATAGTTCTACTATATATTATACAATAAAGTTAAAAATAAAAAGACACGTTAAAACGTGTCTTTTTATTTTTAACTTAAATAACTTTATTAGCTAGTATATATTTCGTGAGCTACACCACAGCTAGGACACTCCCAGGTATCTCCCATTTGATAGCCATCTGCACCAGTGCCATGACTTACATGGTCTTTATAAGGACAAACATACAAAGGTATCATGCCATCGTTATAGTGTGTGCAGTAAACATAGTATTCTCGAGAGCCGACACATTCACAGTGCTCATCGTGATAGCACTCTATACAGTAATAAGTACCATCAGCTGCTTCATAAGCCGTTCCAGCAGGACTGATACCATTACCACAACCACAAAAATTACTAGTAGTAAGTATAGGCTTACCACAGTCTGCGCAGGATGTCCAGCTATCAGAGCAATTATCACATAGCTGTTTGCCATCTGAAGATTCAAAAACTGTACCACAGCAGAAGCAAGGAATCTCTGGAGGACTATCTGATATACAGCCACAATTAGCAGCAGCTTCCTCAGCTGACATATACCAACTATCGCAATTAGCATTTGAATCCCAGTATGCATGCGGATTAGCTCCACATATACATGTAGGTGCGTCATAATCATAGTGATTTTCAGGACCTTCTCTATCTATCTCATTACCAGCACCATCGTAAGTAACTTTATAGTGGCCTTGGGCATTAGCATATTCGTACTTAACAGTTTCAGTATTACAGGTATTGCATATACCGCCACCACCATGTACCCATTCTTCATACACAGTTAAGTGAGCACCACACCGAGAGCAATTACTCATAGGATCTGCAGTAAGAGTACTGTTAGCGCAAGTATAACAATACCACTCCGTATTATCAGCATTTTCTCGTTCAAAACCTTCATCAATTACGTTGCCGCACACTACACAGTAAGTACAAGAAGGACACTTGTCATAATATTCTATACCATGTGTACCACACAAATTACTCTTATGGGCGTCACAACAATAATACTTTTGCTCTCCGCCATAATCAGTACTTTCAAAATTTCCTCTCTTTAAGCATCCTGGATAGCTACACGTATATGGTGCCTTAAGCATGTCGATAATTTCAGTAAGAGTATTTTCTAAAGCACTACTTGTAGCCGAACTTATGTTATTTCCATTTGTATAGTATCTAGCAGCTACTGCAATGCCTTTCATATAGTCACCAGGAGTTAGATTTGTCGTTTTTGAACGTGTTAGTGCAAGGTGACTAATAAGAGCATCATGTATTGACTTAATGCCTATTTTCTTATTACCTAGATCATCTTCAGGTAAAGAACCACATATATTTTCAGTTGCTGAAACTAATTCTCCCCATAGTTCTCTTAGGGTTGTATTACTAAAGTTTATTGAAGGTGCTTCATCGGTTTCATCAGTTTCTACATGATAAATTACTGTATTTGAAACAACAGGATCTTTGACAATATCAACAGACTCATCTGTGCAATAAAACTTTACTGCTGCTTTATAAGAAGATCCGTCAACTATTTCTAATTCACTAGACTCCTCAGCACCAGAAGGAAGATTTTTAAGGTCAATTCCGGTAGTCAATAGACTATTAAAATAATTAAAGTCGTTTACAGTATCGCCGTTTCCATAATGATACCAAACTCCATTCTCATCTATATCCTCTGTATCTTTATATATATGTAAGTCTATCTCAAACAGGTCACTACCATTTGCATCTGCTGTACCGGTTAATATGAGATCATCACTCAAAGAAAGAGTAACTATTGGTTCTGAGGTATCAGCTGATCCTAGGTTAGCTGTAAATGTAGTACTGCAACCCCATCCGCCGTCACCAATATCTGGTACGACCAAATCAATATATACAGTGCATTCTCCACCACCAATTTCCTCTACTGCTGATGTAATATCTAGGCCAGCAGCTAAGGCAGAAACTAAGCTAGAGCCTGAAGAACCCCTAGGATAAATATCTGCAGTATCATCATTAGCATTCTCACAATAGCAGTCCCCAGTCGTTATATTTTCGATAGAATATGTGCCAGTGATTAAAGTGCCGTATACAACAATTTTATCATCATTTGTAGTTGTTACAGCCAAATCAGAACAAAATGGTTCAACACAATTTGCTTGATAAATAGTTACTATACAGTCTTGAGTTTCAGATATTGCAACACCATTATAAGACCATGTACCTGTAAGTAAATCACCTTCAAGAGTACTGCCTTCGTCAAATTCAACTTTATAGCCATAGCCATTAGTATATCTATCAGAGTCATTGTCATAGTAATAAGATTTTGGAGTAAGAATACCTTTTTCTCCATTAACATAATAAGTGGTTCCAAGTTGTAAAAATGAATGATTATTATGCCAGTTACCAAAACCGCTATTTTCTTTAGCTAGTAGCTCGTAAAAAGAATGTTCTATTATTTGTTTATAGCGAAAAGAGTCAGTATCATTTGTATATGCTAAAATATATTTAGCATCGTCTTTGAGCTCATCAGGGATATAAGTAGTGTCATCCCCATCATTTATAGACTCATAATACATTTGAATAGTAATATCATGATCTCTTACTTCATCCTCAAGGTCTATCCGACAGCTACTGTTCATATACCAGTCAGAAAAATCAAGATCAACAGTTACTATATAATTATTAGAGTTGTCGGACTCATATGGAGAGTCGGGAGTAAATTCAGTTTGATAGGAAGCACTACTCCAAGAGCCATCATCAAATGCAATTGAGTCTATTTCGATAATTTTCTCCATTGGGTAGCCATTAGGAGAACTAAACTCTAGATATAGTTTATTACCTTGAATATTAGTATCTTGCATATCATCACTCAAGGTTTCTGCATCAAAACTTATAGAATTTATATCGCCCGCTTGATAGTTTGATGTATTATAATAAAATAGCTGTTTATGTGCCATATTACTTATTCCTCCAATCTATATAAAATAATGTAGTCATAAGTAACTTCCTTTACCAAGTACCTGTTAATAATACTGATTCTAAGTATGCTTTAGTTACTACACTGTTACTCTCAGAGAAAGATTCAGAAGTTATAGTAATATTAGAGGCCCTTATATCTCCACCGACTGTAAGATCGTAACCGCTTTCGATAGTGACATCCTGGCTTATGGAACTTAAATCAATATCAGTGCCACCTCCAGAAGTAGTGGCGCCACCAGCCCATGGTAAGTTTGCAAGAGTAGTAGTTCCATCGCCAACCTTAAGTTTACGATAACCATTCTCTGCGGGATATACATATACTTCACTCATTTTTGGAATACAAGTAGATTCATCTACAGACTCATTAGTAATTTTATCTGTAAGAGTATATACAGTTCCATCATAAGTACCGTCTAAAAGTCTATATGGAACATTTAATTTAGTAAACTACTGCATTGCCATTTAAGTAAGTTCTCCTTTATAAAGAATTATTTTTCACATAATTTAGCAAATATTCAAGCTTGACTTTAGTTAGCTTTGGTCAAGCTTGAATATTTTAGTATCACCATTGAGTGCTTAAGAGTTTGTTATTTACATAAGATTCTACTAAAGAATCTAGTTTGCTAGTCAAATCTTCTTCAACCCTGCCTAACTCTTGCTCAAAATAGCTCTTATTTATTGCGTGTGTATCAGCCTCTGGTGCAGCCATAATTGATACATAATCTGCAGTTAAACTAGTGCCTGCTAGTTCTCCAAAGCTTAACGCTCCATTAATGTTTAAATCTCCTCCAACAGTCAGATCACACCCTTCGGCAATAGTGACATCTTGAGTAATATTGGAAAAGTCTATTGATACATTATTATCAGAAGAAAAGCCTACAAAAGGCAAAGCTTTTATTGGAGTAGTACTTCCATCGCCAATTTTTAGTCTAACCTGGTCTATACCTTCATCATTGGTTGTATGATATACTGCAAATTCACCTAAACCAAGTGTTTGATTTTCAAAGTCCTCAATGCTATTATAGTCTAGTGTTAATTTTCTTCCATAATAATTTATTAAGTAACAAGTCATTGCAATCAATCTCCTTAGAGTAACGTAATTGTTGTAGCTGAACTTGGTACTCTGACATATCTACATCTAGTAGAACTGCCTACCATACCTGTAGTGGTAGCTACACTAGAAGTTACGCTAGTACTTCCATAATGACAGAATAGAATTAATGTAGATCCTACAGGACAGTAATACTGGGATAACGGATTACTCTCGGTAGCAGAGGTAGAAACTGTTAGTATATTAGTTGAAGGTATGACTCCATTAGCTATAGAAAAACTTGTGGATGCGCTAGTAGATAAGTATCCGAGTACTTGATATGAGTAGCTCGTTCTATTTACAAATTTTACATTTACTGTATTTGGGTAGTAAGCATTAATTGGGTAATAAGCTAGAAGGCCTCCTGTATTTAAAGAAATTTCATCTGTGAAATAAGAAGTGCCTTCAATATAACCAGAATCTATAGCTATCTCTGACTCTCCAACAGTGACTGTGCCTCCAGAGGTTGATACTTGCACATAAGCACCAGAGGTTGGTTTAGTAGTTGTTTTTGAACCTAAGGTTACATATTTACCAGTGGCCATAACCGTCCCTGCTGAAGTACTATTAGTTCCTTGAGTGATAGTAGGAGTGACAATAGGAATATCGGTCTCTAAATTTCCAGATAGCTGATAGGTATCTATCCAACCATAATTTTGAAATTCAGCTGAAACTCCTAGTGTTAAAGTGCCATCAGTATCTTGTATTCCATCATATACAAATGAATCAATAGAAGCATTAGGTAGCTCTTTAGTGGTGGTCTGTATTATAGTATCAGCAACCTCTGGTTCTACAATTTTAAACTGTACGGAATCATTGTTGCTATCAACGCTGATATCTTTTCTAAATTTTACATAGATAAAATGTGATCCTACTGTTACACTTGAGTAAGTTACGTCAACTTCTGAGGCAGACTGTAAACCACTAAACGACTTATAAATGCTTGCGTCCCCACTAATATCAGTATCGAAGCTAGTTGATATTGCAGTATCTATGTTGCCAAATACAGCGTAGTCATAACTAGATTCTGCATAATTTATTACTTTAAAGGTAATATCACAGGCAGTGGTTACTTCAAAGTTTACTCTACATACTGCTGCTGATTCATGCTCACCATCATCGGGCGCGCCGTTTTGTGACTCCCAATATCCGGCATCATTAAGAGCAAAACCATAATCGGCGCCATCGGCTTGGGCAATAATAGTATAAGTAAAGCTAGGATTACCACCCGCAATATAACCACAAGATTGTGTAGTAGTAGCTGTAACAACACCAGCATCAGAGACTGAAATTGCAGGTGAGGCTAAATCTACTTTAATAGCGTCTAAGTCATATAGCCATTCAAGATTACTAAAAGTAGAAACGCCATCACCAATTTTTATTTTTATAGCGTCTTCTAGATTACCAGTTGTAGTATGCACGACACATACACCTTCTCCAAGTATCTCAGAGTCTGATGGAAGTGCTTCATCTGTTGCTAAGTCTTGGATAATTATATATTTTCTATTATATTTTTTAAAGTGTGTTGAAGTACTCATTTATTTTCTCCTTTAATAAGATTCTTCGGTATCAAGTTTAAATAAAAATCCACGTGCAATATTTTTAGCATAAGCTTTTCTTATTGCTGTAATATCTTTAAAAATATCTAGGCTATCTAAGTTTTCTATTAAAACTTGGCTATTAACAAATTTATAAGATTTTATTAATTTGCCTTCATAGTAGCACATGCAAAAATTACAAAAAGTCATTAGATGCTCAATATTATCAAATTGTTCCTTAGTTACAACCTTGCAGTCTACTTTTAATCTATACTTGTGCGCATTCTTGAGCAGCGCCCAAGCAATATCAGTGCTATAAGTACAGCAGTCAATATCATTCCAATAAGGATACCACAAGTAGGATCCAGTAATTTTAACTTTCGTCTTGTCTATGCCCCGTAACAATAAATCAGCTTCTTCAAAAGATTCACGTAATTGAATAAAATCGGGCATTTTTATTTATTTTCCTCCATTATCCAGCATTTTTGCTTATTTAAAGAGTACTTTTTACTCGGCATATATAAGGTACTATCATCTATTGGATAATATCCAAACTTTTCAGCTACGTGCCTATCTCCCTTAATCAGTATTGAAAAGTCTTGCATAATACCATCATTAAATTTTTTCATAAGAGGTGCTTTAACTAATCTGCCAGTGTTATCTAAGCAAAACAAAGTTTCTTTAGGCATTCTAGCTAAGTTATCAGTTTTTATTGAATGAAAAGTAGTTACAATCCATTTCTGTAATGCATTATGCCACTTTAAGTGAAAGACATAAGAGTTGCCCCAAGCAAGACTTGGACAGTAACCATTGGCAAATAAAAATTTTTCTTCAATTAGTAGACATATAGGACGCTCATTATTTTTTTTCGGTAAGTCAATTTCAATTAAAGCTTCTGCCAGAGGATCTGTTATAAAAGGCTCGCTATGTAAATAGATACAAATTATAGAGTCCATGCAACTTTCTAGATCATAAAATCCTCGAATAATATACCTACTATTCTCTGAAACTTTTAGATGCCAAATAGGCATAGTTTTATTAATCGACCCAAGCCAAGTATCCGGCGTTATTAGCTTTGGAAGCTTATCTGCATCATTATAAATATTTAACGGATTAGGTCTTAAGTTTGAATTGTTTAATGGACTTGGATCAACAGACAATAAATTCAATAATATCACCTCTCGGATATTTGAGTATTGTCTGCTTTTATACAGACAATACTCAAAATAGTAGTTTAAATTAGCTTACAGCAAAACGGTTTGATTCATCAAAGTCATCCCATTCGCCACCACAGCCATCACAATACCAGTGTCCGGACTCGTTGTCATAAGTAGCATCCCAACCACCAGGTTGTCCACAACCATGAGTATAGTTACCACACTGGTCACAGATAAATGGTAGCTTAATATTTGCTTCATTGTACTGACATTCTACAAACGGGCAGGTACGATAATCGTTACAGCTGGGGCAACGGTAGTAAGATGTAGCATCATAATAAGAGTCACAATTACTACAATAAGCATCACCTGTGCCTCCACCTCCGCCACCAGTTCCTGTAGAATGAAGAGTTATATCAGCTCCGCACCCTGGACAAGTAAAGTAATATTCACCAGCTGACGCATAGTAATAATAAGTATCACCACCATTGCAGCTATGTGTGGTTTTATTTGTAGATGCAGAATAACCATCTGCAAATCCAGAAGTTAAATCGCCTCCATCATAGCAATAGTAATACTGGTCTCCTGATGAGCCACTGCTTCCGCTGCCTCCACCTGAGTTACTAGGATGGCCTCCTGCCTCTTCATGCTTAGCGAAACAGCTCATACAAAGATACGTACAGCAACTATACGCATCATATTCATAATTATCAGTAAGTGTTGTTCCGCAATAAGAGCAGTAAAGTGTGCTATTATTTGATGTTACATAACTAGCCCCAGTCTCCACCATGTCTCCACCAAAGACAGTGGTATCATCATAATAAAGTTGCGCTCCTTGATAATACACTACTTCATCGGAAGCATCTGGTGCCATTGTAGTCCACATCCAAGTAATATCAGGTGGTGGATTTCCGTAATCTTCAGTAATATCATAGTAGTAATCGGCATTAAAGTTAACGGTAACTTCTTCATTATTAATATCTACTGTACATGTTGTAGTATAAGTACCACCAGCTACAATCGTATCAGTACTGGGATCTACTTTATCATTACCCTTAAAGAGTGGTTTTCCATTATAGACAACAATTGATTCATCTACAACTTCAAAGCCACTAGCGCTTATCAGGTCATTACTATCATACCAGGTTAGGCTAGGATAATATGTCAGCTCTACAGTGTCACCATTTACATAAATGTCGCCAGTGGTATGTTGTAGTATTGTGTTGTCAGTATTAATAATAATTTCTTCTCCACATAAAGGACAGCTTTCGTAAGCATAATCAGACCCTTCTGCGGAGCAATATAGGGTCTCTTTACAATGAGGACAGCTGGTAGTAGTATAACCAACTCCAGATATTGGTTCAGCAGTCCAAGCAGGATCGGAATCATAGTAATAATACCTTGTTTCCTCGACGGCATCATAGCTTCTTCCTGAAACTATAGCGTCAGTAGCGCTAATCCTAGTACCTTGATAATACAGTGGCTTATTTTCATAAGTTATATAATCATTTTCATCCATCGCTACTCCAGGAGTACCTGTTGCATATTCCCATGTATATACTCCATTTACAAGTTCACTTACTTTTAATGTGATCCAATTTTCATTAATCATAACCTCTCTTGCATAAACACAGGTATATACATCACCATTTGCTATAGAAGTGCTTTGTCCTACTATTTCATCACCTTTCCACAAGTTAACGCCTTTATAAAGGAAATGATCTTCATCTCCCAAAATCAAGTCTTCTGGATATCCAGATTCAACAAACTCCCAAACATCTTCTCCGCCACCGCCGTCAATATCTTCTGTGAGAGCTCTAACTGTAATATCTTCTTGATCACCACTCACAGTTTCGATAGTAATGTTATAATAGCGATACTCTTCAGTGTCAGTCGAGTCCGCTTCAGTGACTTTAAATGTATAGCCAGAATCTGTATAATTGCTCTGAATTTCTATATAATAAGTACTATCAGAAGCAGCATCAAACGTAAATGATATCTCTTGATTATCATCACTAGTGCCTGATTCAATAGCCGTGCTAAGATTTTCCGAGTTATATACCCTAACTTCTATATCTTCACATTCGCTACACTCAAATCTATAAGTACCTTCTGTCTCCGGAGTAAATGAAAACCAAGCGCTTTCAATGCCAGCTCTTATGGTGGCATCAGTAGCTAGGGTTAGACTGTAGGGATAATCTGAGTTAGAACCTTTATAAATTCTATCCTCCGGATCATCATAGCCGCCACGTATAAAGTTGATCGGTTTATTACAATACTTACAGATAGCTGCCTCATCATAATCACCATCTGCATAGTACTTAATTTCATCCGAACACCAAGGGCATTGTTCTATATTATAGTCTTCTTCACTGTAATCCTCAGAAACTGTGGTAGTCCAAGTACCATCTGTCCAGTACCAAGTAATATCTCCGATAGTGATACTAAGTATGCCTTCAGGCATAGTAGCAAGAGTAAATTTACTAGGGTTTCCAGATTTTGTTCTAATAACTTCAGCCAACTTTGTCATACAAGAATCAAAATCTTCTTGATCATAGCTAGAATTATCTGTTGTGCCTGTATTTAGAGCATTTAGTGCCTCAATCATGCCTACTATAGTAAGTTTATTTGTGCTATCTAAGGAAGCTTTTGTTCTTACAGCATCAGCCAAAGCTGTAAATAAAGAATTTAACGTCTGAGCTTCTACTAAACTAAAACCATCAGCTGTTTTAATAAAGCTATTAGATTCAGATGTGTATTCATTCTCTGCGCTATCGTCCCACCAACGGCCAATAGCATAATAAGTATGTCCTTCAACCCATTCAAAACCGTCAGCACCAGCTACGTCTAAATTGAAAGTTAGACTTGTATCAGCTCCAGTTGAATAAACTGTTTCTCCAGCTGTTACATCATAAATATGAAATCCTGTCTCACCAGAAGAATCTGATAGAGTTAATATCGGGTCTCCAGCAGAATTAATTGCTACAGAACAAGTATAACCAGGATTCCAACCACCAGCTGAACCATCATCTTCAGTAATAGTATATCCATCTACAATAATAGCTGCTCCACAATCACCATACGGGCAACTTGTAACTGTTGTTAGAATACTTGCATTCATGTAAAGCATACGACCACAACTAGGACACGAATCGCTATCCAAACCACTTACATTATAATTATAAGCTTCATACCATGCAAGATCAACAGCATCGAAGTAATAAACACTATAAGATGTACCATAAGTAACTGAATCAGTTATTGTATCAGTTCCATATACGAGGTCGCCATATGAAGTATATAAGGGAGATCCTTCCCAGCCCATATAAGTGCTTTCCTCACTTGTAATTGTGCATAAGTAATCTGGAGGCGCTGGACAATCATCCGCTATCATCAGATGATCCTCACACCAAGTTAGCCAGTTTTCACCTATCGGAGCTGAATATGAAGTACCTTCAATACTTATGGTACCATAAGTAGGGGATTCATCGAAAGCCGATCCAGTTTCATAAGTAGCAGCAAATATTTCATCTGTTATTGATACAGCAGTACCATCATATAATAATAAGCAATCTTCATAGAAAACATTACCCTCAAAAGAATAAAAACCTGCACTAGATCCGTCTCCATCTATAAAGCTTCCCCAAGTTGTACTTTCTTCTACTTGATAAGTTTCTTCATTATTTATTGAGAATTCAATCATTTCTTATCCTCCTCATTATTACCACTCCTGAGTAAGTAAGGCATTCATATTAAGAGTAATTTTACCAGCTGCATTTGTAGTAAAGTAAGTAGAATCAAAGCTATCAATACTTAAGCTACCCCCAGTTGCATCACCTTCAACAAGAACTCTCTTACCATTAACTTTGATGCTTTGTGCACTTAAGCTAGCAAATTCAATATCACCATCAAAGCTTAGGTCTCCAGTGATAGCAACATTACCATCAATATTAACATCACCAGTGTAGTTACTAAGATCTACATTTGAGCTATGTGAATCAAAGTAAGCCTTATTAACAACATCAGTATCCTCTTCTGGTTCAGCTGCCACTTTGAGGTAATCTACTTCTATGGTAGTTCCCTTAAGATAACCGAACCCAAGAGCTCCATCAATATTTAGATCTCCTGATATATTAAGGCTGTGATCACCTACGATATTAACATCTTGATTTACATTGCTAAGATCTAAATTGGTTGCACTGGCTGCACCAACAAGTTTGCCGTTTTCTACTTTAATAGTATTATTATCTACGGGGATAAACTTAGCATCTAATTGAATAACTGTGCCATCATTTTTAGTATAATGGGTTCTATTTTTAATATATGCAGCACTCGAAGTATTATTTTCATTCCAATCAGCTTGTACTTGCTCAATAGTGACATTACCAGTCTGACCATTTACAGAAGTAACAGCATCGGTATTGTCTACTTTTGCCCACTTACCTCCACTAGCAAGCAGCCAGTCACCAGTTGCAAAATTAATTTCTGCAAAAGTACAATCTGCGCTGACAATAAAATAAAAACCTTCTACATTGATGTCTATATAGCCGTTAAGACTGTAATCTTCATACCAGCGCAGGTAAGCGTTACCATTTTCATATGCCAGTTCTGGATCAGAGCCTGCAAATGAGCTAGTAGAAAACTCCAAATTTGGGTATTGAGCACGAAATTCTTGTGCTATAAAATCTTTTAGAATTGCACTAGTCTGAGTTATAACACCACTACTAAAAATACCGCCAAACTTAACCTGACCTAATGCTGAATCACTTAAATAAGTCATATTAATTTTGCCGTCTTCATTTATAAGCTCATTTGAACCATCCGGTTTTTTTTCTAGCTTTAGATCAAGGGCTTTAGCAATTCCATCACTAGTAACAACATTTTGAGAGTCATGGGTAGGAGTTGCGTCTTTTAGTTCAGATGCAACATCGATTGAATAATCGCCATTTAAATTTATGCGCGAAATTTTTCTATTAGTATCTGCCATTTTATATTAATTTCTCCTTTAATAATATGACTATTTTTATAAATACTTAGCTAAAGAAGCCAAGTCTATTTTTAAGGTGCCATCAGTAGAGCTAGATTCTATAGTTATAAGCTTTTCTGAAGCTTCTTTTAGACTATCTAAAATGTTTAAAATTGAAGAAACTTCAAAGCTGTTACCTGTCGTAGTATCAGTCAGAATCCAGCCTGAGCCGGTAGTACCCACAGAAATACTAGTAATAACAGTTCCTAAAGAAAGTTCCGTATTTAACTGTTTACCTTCAGCTGAAGTACTCAAATAATTTAGAGAATCAAATATTTGAAAAGTCCCGTATAGTTGTCCTACAGCTGCTAATTCTTGAATACTTATTGGAGTACCTTTTTCAAGTCTAAATTCAGCAAAAGAAGTGCGGTCTGTAAATTGCCTTGCAGCTACAAAATAATAAATAGTATCAGTTTTATTACTTATAGTTTCCGTAGTTATTTCAAACACTTCAGAGCTTTGTTGAGAGCTCATGTTAATTTCAGCTTTAGCGATATCATAGCTACCATTAAAAGATAGTAATTTATCCCCATCCTGCCAGTATACCTTGTGATCTGCACCTATAACTGGTAAAAAGCTTGAACCACCTATAATAGAAGCAGCTTTATTATTTAACTCTTGATAAGTTTCCGCGAGATCAGTTTGAATTGAAGTAACATTTTCTACTACATAGGATCTGAATGCAAGCTGCTCTGTAACACCTGTTCCAGGCTGAGTCACAAAAGGTGTTGCAGTAGTTTCATTTAATACTGAAAATATGTGTCCAGGATAGGCAGTAGCCTTCTGGGCAGCTTCACTTGCGGCAGTTTCTATATTCTCATTATTTTCGATAAAAATTACGGAAGACTGATCTAGTGGCAGAGGATTTGTTCTATGAATTGTAGTTCCAACATCCCAAGGTGTAGCATTATTGATGGCTTTTTTTAGAATATCTTTTTCAAGTTTTGCCATTATTTAGTCACCTCCACCTTATATTTATTTGTTCCTGAATCTGCATCTGCATTATTTATATAAAACAGATCATACTCACGTAATTTTTTACCGGCATCCTCAACCATAATAGCTTCAGGTCCGCTCATGGTACCTGCACTTGCAGTAGTAGTTGCATTGATTAGGGCAATTTCTTTGACTTTACCTTTAGGAGCTAAGAAATAGATTTGCTGAAGCTTGGTTGTTGTTAGCTCAGGTACAAATTCGTTAAGTTTGTATTCTGTAAGTACCTCAGAAAGCTCTCTATCAAAGTTACCGTTATTATAAACAGTATTATACGTTAAAGTTTTATCTGGTTTGTTATATACTATAAAATACCTATATTGGCTAGTTATTGTGCTAGATCCTGATATCGGTATTGTTCCTTCGGTATTGCGTTGTACTACAACATCTTCTTTACCTAACATAGTGCCAGGAATATATCTAGGATTTTCATACTGAGGATCGGCTTTATAATCAATAGTACCCTTTACTGCAAAAGTATATTCTTTAGCTTCATCTAGCTTAATTTCTGACGTGCTATATTCTGGTTTTTCATCACCATTAAAAGTAGCGTTTGCTGAGGCTGCCCCTGTAAATAGGAATTTATACTCCGTTGCTTCTAAGTTAGACTTTAGATCTGTAACTGCATTAGAATTGTGTGTGTCTAGCATTGGATAATCATAGTTACCTTTATCAAAAGTTAAACTTGCGATACAGCGAACAGAAGTTCCAATTTCTACTGTTTTTGGCTTATCTAATGAAACTTTAAGTGTTGCACTAGGAGCAAGAGGTTTTGAGTTATGAACATCAGTACAGTACGCGTCTTGAAGCACTTCTTGAATATTTTTTCCTTTTGCCGGAACAATAACTGGCGTACCATTTATAACCTTGTACTTGCCAAAAGTTTCTGTTACAATAAAGTCTTGACTGTAAATTGAATCAGCTTTTAACTTACCTTTGTCGTCTATTGTAATTGTTTCATAATCAATTGGAATATACTTAGGGTCAAGTAGCTGGGTAAGTTCATAAGTAGTACTATCATTGCACACACTTATCGAAACTCTAAAGAATGAAGTTCTTCTTTCAGTTGTATTTATTGCTTCGCCAGTAACTGAAAATGCTTTTTTGTCAATATGATATACAAATTTCCATGAAGGCTTATTTGGTTCATTTTCGCCTGGATAAATTGTAATTTCATTAAGATCAGGATCAGTTGGCGCAAGATTAAAGTTTTCTATTATAATACTTTCAGCATTTTTGGCATCTTGAATTTGAAAATTATACTTTTTACCAACTGCCAGCCAAGATACTGGAGGAATCCAGTAGTCTGTAAAATTACACTGATATTTATTACTACTACCTGCTAGTAGTAAATAACCATTTGCAAATTCATGAGCAGTGTTATAATCAGTTGCACCGTTTTTATATAAATCAGAACCTTTAGCTTCATAAACATAATGTGTTCGATTTTTAATAAAATTTATATCAGTCTCATCATTTTGAGCCCAATCTTTTTTGACATCAATGTCATATACTTTGCCACCAAGACGTATTTGCTCAATTTTTGGATTTTGTTCTAGATGCATGACAATCTCCTTTCTTAATCTATTATAAGAATGCCTTTATCAGATTCCTCTAAGTAATTCACAGAAATACTAGGTTCAAAAGGCAAGTTATTTACTGTTGTTACTCCATCACCGATTTTAATGCGAGGCGGCTCAATATACTTACCGTCTACTTTAACACCGTCATAAATAATAATCTGATTTTTACGAGGTATAAAATTCTTAGCCTTTTCCCAATCCTGAGCAGCTTCAATTTTAGGCTGTTCCTTTTTCATAATTTCTCCTTAAAATAAAAATTAGGATTAGCTTTATCTAAAAACTAACCCATCTACCCCAAAGCATAACTATAGATTTAATTCTCTATTATCGCTTTCAAATAGACCGAATTAGTTTTATTAGATCATCTTTTCAGATCCTTACTACTTAATTTAGCAAATAAATAAAAGATGGGGATTGTAAAATCCCCATCTTTGTATATTTTTCTTACGCGGTAGTAAGAGTATGAGTATGTGCAGGGCAAGTATGCTCGTCTGTAGTACCAGCAAAAGTTTTTTCTGTGTTCTTTGTACGAGTAACATCAGCAACAACTGCAACATCACCAGTAGTAGCATTAGCAACAATAGTAGCGTCAGTCATTACATCTTCTGTTACAACAGTACCAAGACCAGTCATAACCTCATCACCGTCACCACCAACACTTATACCACCAGTAGCAACTGTAGTTGCAGAAGCTGCCTTAGGTACAGTAACGTTCGAGAAGGTATAAGGAGTAATAGTACCATTCGCAACTGCAGGAATAATAGTCTGATCACTAGGCGCTGCCTTTGCAGGAAGAATATTAACCTGATCTGCAGTAACACCATAAATACTTGTATTAGAAGCAACAGCTCCATATATTGTGGATGTAGCTGCAACAGCAGGAGTAAGAGTCTGTGTGCTAGGAGCTGCAACAGCAGGAGCAATGCTCTTAGTTCTACCAGAATCAACAGCGGGAGTAATTGTCTGAGTAGAAGGAGCCGCAACAGCAGGAGTAATATCCACAGAACCGCTTACGCCATAGATCTTAGTTGAGCTATCAGAAACTGCCTTAGCAGGAGTAAGAGTCTTGGTAGAAACAACAGCTGGTGTAAGTGTCTGAGTGGAAGGAGCTGCCTTGGCTGAAGTAACAGTAGTAGTGCCACCTACACCATAAATCTTAGTTTCAGAAGCAACTGCTCCATAGATAGAAGTTGTAGACTCAGAAGCAGGGGTAATACTAGTATTACCTGTTGTAACAATACGAGGTGTAAGCACAAGAGTTTCTGCAGTTTCATCAACAGCTGCATGGAACAAGTCAGTCTCTACAGATGATCCTGAAGTTCTTGCAGTATTTGAAAAACTATTAAGTACACTAACAGCGTCACCTACATTTGCGTTACCAACGGTAGTAGCAGAAGATGCAATGTTAGCATTACCTACAGTAGTCTGAGTTGCAGCTCTAGTAGCTACTGTTTTTGAATCACCAACATCGGCTTTACCATAAACTACAGCAGTACCAACATCAGCAGTACCATAAGTAACTTCATCACCAACATCCGCATTACCAACTTTAGTTTGTGCAGTAGCTTGTTTTGCAACGGAAACTGCTGTGCCTACGTTTGCTTTACCATAAACAACAGCTGTGCCAACGTCTGCTTTACCATCTTGAACAGTAATAGCAGTACCTACGTTAGCTTTACCATATACAACCGGATCTGCTACATCAGCATTACCAATAATAGTGGCATCGGAAGCAATGTTAGCATTACCTACAGTAGTTGCAGCTGCGGCTCTCTTTGCTAACCCAGTAACTTCAGTACCTACATCAGCTGTACCATATCTAACAGGAGAACCAGCTTTTGCAACATCTTTAGCAGTTTGAGCAGTAGCTTTTGAAGCTGTAGTCGAGCCGCTTACACCAGTAATTTGTGTAGTATCTAAATTACCAAAAGTACCAGGAATAGTTTTAAGAACTTTAGCTGTAGTAGGAGTAACCGAAAGTTTTGTATCTGTATGATTAACTTCTGTTACATAGGTATTTGCAGGAATAGTAGTGGAAGTACTATGATCATGAATAGATCCTCCACCAGACATAACAGTAATTTCTTTATTAGATCTTACATGACCACACTCATCAATATCAATAGACTTAATAACATTAGTCTCTTGTGCTGTACCAAATCCACTATGGCTAATGGTGATATCTCCGGAAAGATCCCCACCGCCGCTCAAGTGGTGGCCAGCGTTTACTTTAATACTCTTCAGTGCATAGCTATCAGCATCACCTAAAAGCTCCCATGCAGTTCCAGTATAAATATATTCTTCATAATGGGTCTCACCCGTACGTTTATAAAGACAAACGTCTCCAGCATGATAACTGCCACTATGGCCTGCACAGGTAGCACCAGTAGCGCTTAAAGGATCTGTTGTAGATACGCCAACAAAATGTAATGCAGTATCAAGACCTAAATCAGCAGCAGTAAGTGGGCTCTTAGAAGTAATATGACCATGTTCATCGAAAGCAATCTTATACGCGCCTTCTTCAGTAATTTCCATCTGCGGATGTGGTACAACCGCATGCATGTCGACTAGTTTTTCTAAGCCGGCATAGTCTAAGTATTTCTTATTATTCTGTCCCATTAGCTATTAGTCTCCTCTAATTGTGAAGTATGCTCATCCTCATGTGGATCCGTGTTATCTGGATTTGGATCAGCTTTGTAATTTGTCTGAATCAAAGCAATAATTTCAGCTTCGGTGATTCGAGTATCAGCTGCCTCAGCATCTTTAATCTGATAGGTCTTATTACCAAGCTTAATATTTTTAATTAAATCTGCCATATAATTACCTTTCTTGTAAATTTTTATTACAATTAATTTAGCTTATTTTATCAATTATAAGCTGCACACACAGCACAGTCATTACCAGAGCATACCAAGACTACACGTAATACACTTGGATCTACTAGGTCAGCTGTAGTGCAAGGTACAGAAACTGGATCTTCTGGATTAATTGCTTCCACTTTCTTATATACATAGTCACCATTATGATATGGAGATACAAATTTTACAAAAGGTTTACCTGTAGCCTTGTCCCATTCAGTAACAGTTTTGGTAAAATAAGCAGGATAACTTTCAATTAACATGCCCCAGGTTGTCAATTCGGGTTTATATACAATTTCTACCACGCTTAGTATATCAGATTCTGATTCAATTAAGTGCATCTTAAAAGATCTTGTCATTATATAAGAAGTGGTAAATAGAGCACTAAGTTCATCATCACTTATAGTATCTGGCTGATTTGCAAACGGAAGATTCATAATAAGCATATCAGCTGTTTTCTCGCTTTTACCATCCCATATACCAGTTTTATATCTAGGATATGGATGAGTAGCATCAGGGTCATATACAATAGTTTCTCCGGCTAGCGGAGCAAAATTAGTCGCTTTATTCCAATTCTCTTCAGTATCATGCTTATTTTTAAAGCGACCATTAATAATTACGGTATTTTCCATATATAAATACTTATCTCCTTTATTATCATTTTCAAATAAACTGAGTAAGTTAAATTTTTCCTTTTCAGACCTATATCAATTTCAAAAGGTCATAAAATCGGGAGGCTAAGCTGTAAGTCTTAGCCATAGCCTCCCAAAAATCTTACTTATTCTTATTCTACAGTAGTCTTAGAGGTGCCACCATCAAAAATAAAGGTCATACCTTCAAGGATGGAAGCAAGACTCTTCATCGTACCACCAGTAACGTGACCATTAGTAGTAGCAATGGAGTCAAAGAAGTAAATATCACCAGTCTTATCAGAAGACTCAGGAACCTTAGTATAGGTACCGGTTGCATAAGTCTTATGAGCAACAGTAGTCTCACCAGTAGAGGTATTAGGAGTTACGATAATATCGTCATTCTCAGTACCAGCCTTTACCTTAGCAGCTGCAGCCTTAAGTTGAGCATCAGTATAAGCCTGAGCAGAAGTTAAAGTTGCAGTATCAGCTGCAGCAAAAGCTTTTCTAACACCCTTAATGGTATCAGTCTCTGCAGCGTCATTAGCAGTACCAACTACAGCAGCAATAGCCTCAGCCTTAGCAGTATTTGCTTTAGAAGTTGCATCTGCAGCTGCAGTAGCCTCAGCTGCGGACTGAGCAGCATTAGCCTTTGCAGTAGCGTCGGCGGATGCAGTAGACTCAGCGGCAGATTGAGCAGCAGCTGCTACCTTATCTGCGTAATCCTTAGCTCCACGAATTGTTTCGGCTGTAGTATCACCATCGGCTTTAGTTCCCTTAAGAGCGGTAGCAAGTGCAGTGTCCTGAGTATCTGCATAGCTCTTAGCATTAGTCTCAGCAGTAGCAGCAGCACCCTTAGCATCATATGCTCCATTTGCGCGTAATACTTCAGCATCAATAGCAGCTTTTACATCATCATCAATTTCCTTAGAAATTTCAGTATGAAGAGCTGTGTCTAGCTCACCTGCCTTAGTAATAGCCTCAGACTTAGCTGTTGCAATAGCTGAAGTAATAGCAGTCTGCTTAGCTGCATTATCTGCCTCATGACCTTGTTTCCAAGTATCAAAATCATCAGCATCAAGCTTAGCAGTACCAAGAGCAAGAATATCAGCTTGAGCTTGATCAATATCACCTTCAGCTGCATCCATACGCTCTTTAAGAGCAGCAACAGCCGAGTCAGTAGCAGAAGTAGAACCAAATTCTACCCATTTCTTACCAGTCTCACGGGAATCATCATATACAAATTCTTTACCTGCGTTGTCGCCAGTAGTAATAACAATTACATCACCACTCTGGTTAGCACCTTCTGCAGGAAGTGCATCAGCAGCGCCGACAAAGTCCATAACATTGCTAACATTGTTAAGTTTAGCCTCAACGGTATCTAAGCGGCCGTCAAGAGCATTATCTGCCGCAATACGAAGCTCTGCCTCAGCAGCAACCTTATCCTCTGCATGCTTCTTAGCATCAGCAAGAGTAGTAGCATCACCAGAAGTAATCTTACCCTCTAGCTCAGTCTTAGCACTAGAAAGGGCCTCAGCAGCAGCGGTAGCTATAGCAACGTCCTTAGCCTCTGCCTCTGCAATAGCAGCAGACTGAGCATCAGATGACTTAGTCTCTGCATGAGACTTAGCAGCCGCTTCCGCAGCAGCAATCTTTTTAGCTACAGTATTGTCACTAGTATCAAAGCCATCACCAAGAGTATCAGTAATAGTCTTATCAGCAGCCTCACGAGCTTCTTTTTCTGTATTAACTGCTGCACCAATTTCTGCAGTAATTTCAGTTGCAGTCTTAGCATGGCCTACAAGGTGAGCTTCATAAGTAGTAGTAGCAAGTTTAGAATCAACAGCTGTCTGAAGAGCAGCATCAGCCTGTGTACGAGCAGTTACCTCAGCAGCTAGCTCACCATCTAACCCATTAATAGCTCCCTCAAGAGCAGTCTTAATATTATCTACTTCGGTCTTAGTATAATAATTTTTAAAATCTTCTGATGCAGTGGCATCAATCATTGCCTGGATCTGAGAAGCATTTGCAATAGGAAGAGTACCCCAAGGAGTAGTACCATCACCAACTTTAAATACTTTATCTACAGTATGATAGCCGGGCTCGCCTTCTTTGAGAACACAAGAGTCATCAAAATCAGCTCTGCGGAGAAGAAGTGTCATATTTAATTTGGTCTCATTCGCCATAATAATATCTCCTATAAATTAAATTTTAATAATTATGCCTATATTTTATTATACAATAGAGGCTGGTTTTATTTAATTTTACCAGCCTCTACCATTTTAATCATTAAGCAGTAGTAGTACCACCACTGACGGTAGCAGAGCCACCATCAAGAATTAAGATATCACCAGCTGTCTGAACGAGTTTATTAACATTAACTTCCTTAATGCCAAGCTGTACTCCAGTAGCACCTTCGCCTTCAACATCAGTTACACTAATCTCAGTAGATTCTTTAACTTCCTGAGCTGCAACAGTTGTAATAAGGGCAGCAATATCACCAGCATTCTTCTCGTGAGCAGCAGTATTAGCTTCAATAGCTGCGGTATTAGCAGCAATAGCCTTAGCATTGTTATCTACTGTAGTAACAAGCTCCGCAATATCGCCCGCATTGTTATTTACAAACTCAATAAGGTTAGTAACATTCGTAATGGTATCCTCGTTATTGGCACCATCAATAAGAGTATTAACACGAGCATCAATCTTGTCATTAAGATCGGCATCAGCTACAAACTTAGCATCAGCCTCAGTTGTAGTATAAACATCAGCTGCATTTGCCTTAAGATCTAGCTTGCCCTGGAATTCAGCAGCATCTGCCTTAGTATTAATCTGAGTAGTAAGCTGAGTAACTACAGCAGTATCACCCTGCTCAACTTCTGCCTTAGTAGCAAGCTGAGAAAGATCAACTCCGCCAACGGCACCATCTACGTACTCTTTAACGGTTCCAGAAATACCAGCTAACTTAGCAGTATTAGCATCAATCTCTGCCTCTAACTCAGTATCCTTAGCCTTAAGGTTAGTAATATCAGTAGTGTGTGCAGCAACCTTTCCTACAAGACCTGTATTTTCGGCACCGTCACCAGATACGATACCTTCAAGAGCATCAATTCTGCTCTCACTCTCCATTCTAACTTCAGCCTCGAGAGCGCTTACTTTAGTAGATAGAGTAGAAATTGCAGTACCGTGATCAGTTACTGTTCGTTCAGCGTCTCCAACTCTTGTACCGAGAGCTGTAATATCGTTAACGTTCTTGTCAATCTTAGTAGTCCAAGAAGCACCATCCTGAAGATTTTCAAGCTTAACATTAGATACTACATCAGTGCCAACAATATCAACAGACTTATCTTCTGCAATAGTCTGAGCTACGCCATTGACCTTGATAGTATTAATAGTATTAGGTTCACCACCCTGAGCTACAATACCATTAAGACGTCCAGTTAAGTTCTTAATAGCTGCATCATTGCTTACAGCTTTATCATCAGTAGCCTTAAGGTCGGTCTTAGTTGCATAAGTTGCTTCAACATGAGCTGCTTGGTCAGCAATTTCCTTGAATAGACCAGTAGCCTCATTTTCACCTTCAGCAGCCTTACCAACAGTTTCCTCTACAAGACCAATTCTCTGACCCACAGCAGTAAACTGGCTATTAACATCTTCAGTCTTAGCGACCTTAGACATGTCATTGGTATAAGTAGTAGAATCAACCTTGTTACCAAGAGCAGTCTCTACTTCAGACTTAATAGCAAATGTAGCCTTATCAGTTGTGTAGTCTTCAACAAACTGATCATAATCAGCTTTATAGGCCTTCTTAGCAAGCTCCTCATCTACATAAGTCTTGTTAGCATGACCGGCAGCTTCAATAGCAGCGCTAACCTGTTCAGCAGTCTGCTTAGTATCAATTACTGCAGAAAGTCTTGTATCAAGGGCAGTAAGATCAGAATCAAGAGCAACATCGTCAGCAAGAGAAATTACTCCCTCAGTGCTTACTAGAACATGTTTGCTGCCAGTATAAGTATTTACAAGATCATTAAGATCAATCTCTGTTTCTGCAATACCTGCGTCAGTATTCCAAGTAAGAGTTAACTTCTTAGTTTCGGTGCTATAAACTGCATTGGTAAGCATGCCGTCCTTAACGAACTGAGCAGCATTTACGGAAGCAACTTCAACACCCTTGCTATTCTTAATTACGATGTGATCAGTTTCTGCCTCGCCGACAGTCTTCTTCTCAATCGCAATTTCAAGACCAGTAATCTCAGTATCAGTGTAACCTTTAGCATCAGAAAGAGCCTGAGCCTCAGCAGCAATAGCTCTCTTATTTTCTGCTTCAATAGCAGCCTTATTATCAGCAATACCCTTTAGGATAGTACCCTCAGTAGTAGCATCACCAATAGTAGTTTCGATTGTAGTTACACGGCCTGCAAGCTCGGTATCATCATACTTGTCAGCACCCTTTAGGTAATCATCTTCAATTGCCTTTACACGACCAGCAAGCTCGGTATCGTCGTAAGCAGTATCAGCATCATTAGCATCAGCATAGGCCTTAGCTCTAGCCTCAGCCTCTTCAATTGCCTTGTAAAGACCGGTAGCTTCAACTGCATCACCAGCACCTTCTGCGCTCTCAGGCTGGCTAGCAGCACCAATAGCATCAGAAAGAACCTTATCAGCAGCTTCACGAGCAGTAGCTTCTGCAGAGATAGCTGCAGCATTTTCTGCAACACTAGTAGTAAGACTATCAGTAGTACTTTCAAGCTCAGCAATTAAAGTTGCAAGGCCCTCAACAGTAGTCTTACTAGGCTCTACCCAAGTAAGTCCATCTTTAGTAAGTAAAGGCTGATATTTAACAACCTCTTTCTCACCAGTAGGCTGATCGTCCTCACCAAGAATATCTCTCTCAAATTCAAGAGCTTCAATACCCTTTAAGCTGATTGTGCCATCAGCTGCAACAACAATAGTGCTTTCATCACCTACAGGAATAGCACCAAGTTCCTTAAGAGTGCCAGCATCATCCTGAATGCCGTAGAACTTTACGGAAGTGCTCTTTACGGTCTCGCCGTCTTCCTCGTAGACAACATCAATAACTGCAAGCTCCTGACCTACATAAGCAGCAGGAGTAGCAGCATACTGAGCAGCTCTCTCAAAACCAGTCTTATATGTAGCATTAGCATCATCGCTAGCAACTACATTCCAGCTATCCTCAGTATTAACATAAGCAGGATACCAAATAGCAGTCTTATCAAGAGGCTGACCAGCACTTCTCGCAAAGATACTAGTAAAGTTAATTAAGTTTTTCGCAGCAAAATCAACTGCGTTATTTAAACCATAAAGTTTTGCCATATCTCAATTATCCTCCCTTACTTAATTGTAACCTTGATAGAAGTTGCGCTCTCAAACTTACCAGTCTCAGAGTAGCCTCTATAAACCTTGTAAGCTGCAGCAGTATATCCACTTGCACCCTCTACATCTACCTCACCAAGGTCCTCTACTGTACTAAATGCTTCCCAGTTACTGAAAGGCTTGTAGTAAACATCAGGAGTAGTAGTAGTTAAGCTCTTAGGAATTGCCACATAGAAATACTTCTTGCCAGCAGGAACAGAAAACTCTTTAGAAGTTTTTGCTGCTTTTACAGATACAGTACTCAAACCTCTAACAAAGTCAGAAGTGAGCTGAGTATTAGCAACTGTAGCATCAGTATCAGAAATACCAATAAACATCTTTCTATAGCCACTAACAGAATAACTAACAGTTTCTGTAGAAGAACCAGCGGCAAGTTTACCCTTAGTAATCTCACCTACGTTGTTTACAGGGTCACGATCTGATGCGCCCCAAGAACAAGTAGATGTAACTGAAGCAAGAGTAACAGCGCTCGTACTATTTACAGTATAACTTGTACTAAATGTTGCCTTACCGTCTTCTTTTTGCTCTACTGTATCTACTACAATACCAGTACCTTCAGCAGGAGTACAAGTTACTGCATAACCAGTTGCAGACTGATTAGAAGTCGTAGCAGTATGAACAGTATCACCGACCTTAGAGCCATATTGATAATAACCATTATTAAAAGTACCGGTCCAAGCTACACTTGAAATAACAGTACCGAGTTCCTTTTCTCCTAAGCCAGTTGCAGAAAGTGTGAAAGTAGGCGCATTAATTGTAGGCTCTTTAACTTCAGAAAGAGCGTCCATAAGGAATTCGGAAGTGGTCATGCCCTTACTATTAGGCACTTTTACATAACCATTTGAAGGAGTATATTTACCAAAAGTTGAAGTAAGAACTACATCTTTCTCAAATACACCTTCTGCCTGAGGAAGGTCCTTCCAAGCAGTTTCGCCATCGCCAACTTTGATGATCGGAACAGTTTTAGCTACTGTAGAACCATTTTCTGCCATGACATCCATGTAGCCAACGCCAACTTCACCTGTAAGGAGAATGTAGCTGTCATCAGCTTCCCATGCTTCTTTGGTGCCATTTCTCAAGACAATGATTGTTTCTAGTCTTTTTTCTGACATTATGTTTACCTCTCTAAAAATATTTTTTTATTTTTATTTATATCTATCTTATGATAGTTTATAAAACTTTATTATGCTGATGGTCCACCACCAGAAATGATTTGAATGTCAGGTGTATCATCTCCGCTACCATCACCCACAGGAAGATATTGACCATTGTACCATACATAAGTCATAGCTTCTTGTGCTGCGATATATAGTCTGCCTGGTTCGCCGGTTTCAGGGAAAGCAGCGAAAGTATCTTTCACTACAGTAGCAGAATCTTGAAGTTCATCTACATCAGCTTTTACTTGTTCAAGCTCTGACTGAATACTACTAATCTGCTCGCTTAACCCTGGGAGGTCATTAATACCTCCCAGTTTATGCCAGTTAGCTTCTCTTGTTACATCTGGAGTACCTTTTGCAGTAGTAACTGTAGCATCATGTAGAAAGTATACACCATTTTTAGAAGTGTCCTTAAGGTTTAGCCAAACAGCTACAATCATACCATTGTATGCAATAGGACCACCGTTAGCATTCACCCAGTTATCTATATTTAATAGGTCGTTATAAGTTTTTACAATAGATCTAGCGTCAAGTGGTTTTTTAACACTCACCTCATAGTTAGAATCTCTATTTGTACCACCTAAAACACGTGTTACTGCCATAAATTATACCTCCAATTACTCAACAATTACAAATCTGTATGTTGCTCCAGAGTCAATTTCAAACTGTTCCGGAACTTCCCAGATAGTGTAACCTTCAATAGTCTGATTTGCAGCAGGCTCCATATACCAATTCTGTTCAATCCAGTCTGACTCGTCGGGGTCAAATAACTTAACTTTTATCTTAGTAATTTCAGAAGGTAAGGCAACTGTCAACCAATAAGTTTCACTATATGTAGTAGCTTGCTGGTATCCTGCTTCTATTATAGTATCTCCATCCTTTATAATATATGGAGTGCTAATACCATTCATATTTACTGCAGCTTCCTCTGGAGTCCAGTATGTAATGTTAGTAACAGGCTCTTTGACTAAGGTATCTGTAGAGTCATAGACATAAACAGACTTGTCTTGAGCTACTGCATATTTTAAAATCTCTTCAGGGGTCTGAGGAATTGCAGGTTCATCTGGATTTTCGCCAGGTTTCGTATCAGATAGCCCTAATAATTTAGCGAATATTTCAGTAATAGTAAGGCCATTTAGGTCATCACCAACAATAAATCCGCCAAGAGCATTTGTAACAAATTTAGCTGTCGTAAAAGGAATTTCTTCGGCTTTTGTAGCTACGGCAGCTGTGATTTCTGCTGTAACATCAGTAGATTTTGCATAACCATCAAGACTTTGATGCTCTGTTAAATAGCCTTTATTCTCAAGCTCAGTGCTAGTAACATATTCTTCAGGGATCTCAGTTAAAAATCCTGAGACATCAGGAATTTCAATTTCCGTAACTCTATCGATTACAAATTGCTCTGAAGCAAGACCAGTAAGATCATCTTTTGTAGCATAGTTAGAAAGATCTACATCTTTATCTGCAAGCTCTGCTTCAGCAATAGCATTTTTTACAAAATCTTCTGACGCAAAAACTGGAAGAGTAATAACACCGTCAACATGCTCATAAGTTGTTTCACCAATTTTAATAGCAGTAGTTAGGCCGTCTTTACCATCTACACCATCTTTTCCGGCAGCACCATGCTTTAGTACATACTTGGTTTCAGTGCCATTAGTCCAAGCAATTCTCCAAGTATCATGGTCATCATCTGGAGTATCATCATGAATGTAGATATTACTAATACCAACACCCTGTGGACCTTCTGGGCCAATAGGACCTTCCGGACCCACAAGTTTAGCAAGCTGTTCATCTGTGAAATCATCATAAGTAAATGCCTTACCTTGAGGACCTTCAGGACCGATTTCACCTTGAATACCTTGAGGACCTCTTAAAGCTTCAAGTTGTTCTGAAGTAAAGTCATCATAAGTAAATGCATCGCCCTTGTCACCGTTGTCTCCTTTAGGGCCTTGCTCACCAGGCTCACCCTGTGGGCCTGTAGCAGCAACACCAGTATCTAAATCACCGATAAACCAATTGCCATTTTCAATGTGAGGGGTTATACCATCAGTACCATCTCTACC